TTTAAGAACGAGTTCGGCGAGATGATTATCGCATGCGATGCTGGTAATAACTGGCGCCGTCAAGTATTTCCCTATTACAAAGCCAATCGTCGTAAGAATCGTGAGAAGTCCGAGATCAACTGGACTGCCGTATTCGAGACTCTCAATAAAGTCCGCGATGAACTCAAGGATTACTTTCCTTATCGAGTCATTCGTGTCGATGGCGCCGAAGCTGATGATATCATCGGCACTCTTGCACAAACCTATGGCAATACCAACGAGAAGATCTTGATTCTTTCTGGTGACAAGGACTTTGTGCAGCTTCAAGCTTACATGAACGTACAGCAGTTTGATCCTGTACAGAAGAAGTGGCGTAAGACGAACGACGTCGATAAGTTCATCAAAGAACATATCATTCGCGGTGATACTGGCGACGGTGTTCCTAACTTCTTGTCAGCAGATGACACGTTCGTTGTCGGTGCCAGACAGAAACCTATTAGTCAGAAAAAATTAGATCAGTGGCTCGTATCAGATCCAAAGGAATTCTGTGACGAGAAGATGCTGCGCGGTTACCTTCGCAATCAGCAGCTCGTTGATCTCAACTTCATTCCTCCTGATATTAAGAAGGAAGTGCTCGTGCAGTACGAGCAGCAAGCTGGTAAAGGAAGAGATAAACTCTTCAACTACTTTATCGAACGTCGTCTCAAACTCCTATTAGAAAGCATTAACGAGTTTTAATATGCAAAGAACATTAGCGATAGCAGAGATCCTTGATTTGGTCAAGGAAGCAAAAGATGTACCATCAAAGGTTTCTGTCTTACGACAGTATGATAATGAAACACTTCGGTATATCCTTGAATTGGCATTCCATCCTAACGTAGGATGGTGGCTACCAGAAGGAGCTCCTCCTTATAAGCCGAGCGAAGTGCTCGACAGCGAAGGAAGACTCTATCAAGAGGCACGTACACTTCCTCTTTACCTCAGCGGCAATCGTCCTGACATTAAACAAGTTCAGCGCGAAATGCTTTTCATCGGTCTTCTCGAATCTCTTCATCCGAAGGATGCAAATCTTTTGATTGCAGTCAAGGATAAGAAAGTCGAAGGACTCAACGCAGCAACAATTAACGAAGCTTTTCCAGGGTTAATTCCAAATGAGCAACACGGTTAAGCGTTTTAGAAAATATAATGAAGAATATGACGACTCGAAAAATACATCACATGATCATCGTCAGCATTTGAGTGAGAAGCGGCTTCGATCTGCCCTTCGTTCTAAAGCAAAAAGCACCCTTTTAGATCTGATAGAAGATGAAGATTATTAATGCCTATATACGAATTTAGACTCAAAGAAACCGGAGAAGTTTTCGAGGAATTCTTTAACTATCAACAGAAAATTGATTTTCTCGAGGCCAATCCAGACATCGAAGAAATTATAGGCGCTCCTAATTTTGTATCAGGAATAGCAGGCGTAACTCACAAAAATGACTCGGGCTTTAACGACCTACTCAATAGAATCGGTAATGCCAACCCATACTCGCCACTCGGTGAACAACACGCTGATAAAGGTATTAAAAGCACCAAAACCAGAGAGGCAGTAAATAAGGCTCGTAATAAAAAATAAGGACAACTTGTGCAACATAGCCAACCTCGTTTAACTAAGAGAGAAAAAAGAATCGCCAGACAAAATGGTGACACACAAGAAGGGTTGACATTTAAAACTCAAAATTTCAATTTAAAAAATATTAATCCACTCACAGAAAACCAGCGCATTGCGTTTGATGCTTTTGATGATGGAAAACATTTGATGTTGCACGGCATGGCTGGTACAGGTAAAACGTTTATTGCTCTGTATAAGGCCATTGAATCGATGATGGAAAATACCGGTGTACAAAATAAGATTTATATTGTAAGATCGGTAGTACCAACACGAGATATGGGTTTTCTTCCTGGAAACCAGAAGGAAAAGATGAAGGTCTATGAGGCACCTTACTATGCAATCTGCACCGAATTGTTTGATCGGTCTGATGCATACGAGATCCTCAAGCAGAAGAACGCCATCGAGTTTATCTCAACGTCGTTCGTTCGTGGTATTACCATGAACAACTGTTTTGTCATTGTGGACGAAGTCAATAACATGACGTTCCACGAACTGGACTCGGTGATCACTCGTATTGGTAAGGGTTGTAAAGTATTGTTCTGCGGTGACTTCCGTCAGTCAGATCTTACGAAGGACCAAGAACGCAACGGACTCAAGGACTTTATGAAGGTCCTCGGTAAGTTGAATGATTTTGTACATGTTGACTTTCTCGAACAGGATATCGTTCGATCGAAATTAGTGAAGGAATATATAATTGCTCGTCAAAAACTCGGACTTCAACCGTAAAGGTTTCGAATACGATCTGCTAGACTTTGCGGAGCTGCAAAGGATAGATGGTCCAACACGTCTCTATGAGACACCAGAAGGAAAGAGATATCCGTCTGTCACCGCCGTCCTCGGTAAGATGACTGATAAATCTGCCCTTGAAGCTTGGAAGAAAAGAGTAGGCGAGGACGAAGCAGCTCGAGTTTCATCTCGGGCTGCCACTCGTGGAACTAACATCCATACGATGTGTGAAAACTATGTGTTAGGCCATGACATCGATACGTCGATGCCTCATAACATGATGATGTTTCGTCAGATCAAGATGATCCTTGACGACAAGGTTGACATGATCAGAGCCACAGAATGTACGCTCTTCTCCGATCATCTGAAACTAGCAGGTTCATGCGACCTCATAGCAGACTACGACGGCCGTCTGTCGATCATTGACTATAAGACTTCTGCGAAGCTGAAGCGAAAGGACTGGATCGAAGGATACTTCCTACAGACCAGTCTCTATGCATACATGCTATGGGAAATGACAGGCATCTTAGTGAAGGATATCGTTATCATCATTGGTGTCGATGATTCTCTCGAGGCACAAGTGTTTAGGGAACGTCCTCAAAACTACCTTGAGAAAGCGACCGATCTGGTTCGATCTTACCATCAAATGTACGGATAAGAAAATGCGGCTTCGGTCGCATTTTTTTTGACAATAAACATGTACATTTTATCAAAACTTTGGTAAGGTGGACCTATAATCAAAGAGGAAAAAATCATGACTAACACCATTACCTTCGACTTCGACTACAACCACAACATCTTCGAAACTCTCGCTTCGTATTATACCACTATCACCGACATTCAATACACCACCGTTACCCGTAACGGAAATCCAACCATTTGTATCACTTTCGTCGACATCGATTCCGCCAATAAATTCAAAACCGAAAATCACCTCTAATTTTCGAAATAAACATGTACAATATTTCGAAAACAAGGTATCCTGGATATATGATAAAGAAGGAAACAAAAATGACTAAGCTATATGAATACATCCTCGCTCAAGATGATCCTTTCGATTTCATCTATGAAGCCCTCAGCGGAACTCATGGTGTTGAAACCATGAACACCTGCACTGAGATGTACAGTGATATCTCTGCAGATTATATGTTGCATCCTGATGATGACTTCGAAAAAATCATTGCAATCATGGTTCAACAAATGGAGGATGATGTATGAGTAGTCCTGTCATAGGCTACTTCGGCATGGATACCGTTCAGCGAGCCATCGCCGCATATTTCGCCAAGCATGGCATCACAGAAGATGTTCGTGACTATCTTATGGTCCTCGAGGACGAAAAGCCCGATGACTTTTTTCAGATGGTTTCTGATTTTATCGAAAAATAAACATGTACATTTTATCAAAACTTTGGTAAGGTGGACCTATAATAAAGAAGGAAGCAAACATGAACACGATCACTCAAGTTATTCGCGATATGAAGGCTACTATGACTCCTGCAGAGTTTCGCAACGAGATGCTCGCTAGCCTCTCATTTCTTATCTTTGCCCCTATCGTATTTGCTGGCCTCTGGATTATCACGCCAGCGTAAATTAAACATGTACAAATAGGCCATTCTATGGTAGAATGGTTATACCAAATTGAAAAAGGAAACTATATTATGGCTCATATGATTGAATTTCTCGACGGCAAGGCTTCGATGGCTTATGCCGGCGAAACACCTTGGCATGGTCTCGGTACGAAGGTCTCGAACGACCTTACACCGAATCAGATGCTGAAGGCCGCTGGTCTTGACTGGAAGGTCAATCCAATTACTGCTTTTGCCAATATCGGTGGCAAACAAACCGACATCGGCCACTCCGCTCTGGTTCGTGACGTTGACAATAAGATCCTCGACGTCATCACCAACGATTGGGTTCCTAATCAGAACGAATCGGCCTTCGAATTCTTCAATGATTTCGTTGCAGCTGGTGAGATGGAAATGCACACAGCTGGTTCGCTTCGCGATGGCCAGCTTGTTTGGGCCTTGGCAAAGGTGAAGGATTCCTTCGAATTGTTCAAGGGCGATCAGGTCGATTCCTACCTGCTCTTCACCAATCCGCATAAGTATGGTTGGTCGATCGACGTTCGCTTCACTCCTGTTCGCGTCGTTTGCAACAACACTCTCACGCTCTCGCTGAACAGCCAGTCGAGCAAGATTGTCAAGGTCAGCCATCGCCGCGAGTTTGACGGTGACGTTGTCAAGGAAACACTCGGTGTTGCCAAGGAAAAGCTTGCGAAGTACAAGGAAATGGCTGCTTATCTTGGTTCGAAGCGTTACACTGACGAGAACATCGTCGAGTATTTCCAGCGTGTATTCCCTGTCACCGGTTCGAAGAAAGATCTCAGCAAGAATGCTGGTATCGCTCTCGAAATCATGGATCAACAGCCTGGCGCCGAATATGGCGAAGGTAGCTGGTGGCAGGCTTTCAACGCGGTTACCTTCATGACTGATCACATGATTGGTCGCAATGCAGATAATCGCATGACTTCTGCCTGGTACGGTTCGAATAAGAACCTCAAGACGAAGGCATTGGAAACTGCGGTGGAGTTTGCAGATGCTGCCTAATATGGTTGGGAGAGCTTCGGTTCTCCCAATTATAAATACGTTTATGGTAGAAAACGGTACTTACTTTGTTGGAATGGCATTCGAAATGGAGGATGATGAGATCATCTTTCCTGTCATGTTCCATACAAAGAATTACAAAGAAGCGCTTACACTGACTCGATGTATCACTGATGGAGATCCAAGAAAACGAGTGATGTTTGCCGATATCGATGAAAGGTTCTAATATGAAGAAGCTTATTACATTCGCAATTGTCAGCAGTATGCTGATTTCTACTCCAGTTCTTGCAAGAAATTATGATCGTACAGAACATCGCGAACACAAACAAAAACGTAAAAGCGGATGTGGTTGGCTATGTAGTGCCATTATCGGCGGTGTCGTTGTAGGTGTGCTTGCTTCAAAAGAACGAGCACCAGAAGAAGATAGAAATCAAGATTATAATGACACTCGTTATTATCCACCAGATTATCGATATGATAGACGCTACTGCGTTCGTGAACAGATTACCGAGTGGCGCTACGGTCGCCGGTATGTTTATTGGGAAACCACTTGTAATTAAGGAAAATATATGAAGAATTTTATCGCTCTAGCATTAGTCATGCTAGCAACTCCAGCAATTGCTCAGAAAACACCCGTTGGTGTAACCTATGATGCAAAGATCGTTCGAGCAATTGATGGAGATACGATTGTCATCGAGGCACCATACTTACCAGCTCCGCTCAAGCCTGAACTCGGCGTTCGTATCTTTGGTGTTGATACTCCAGAAAAAAGCTTTCGTGCCAAGTGCGAGAGCGAAAAGAAGCGTGGAGAGCAAGCTTCTGTTTTTGTCAAAGATGTAATTGCTGGTACGAAGAAACATCAGGTTGTTCTATATGATTGGGACAAGTTTGGTGGCCGTGTACTCGGTGACATTCTGCTTGACGGCATGAGCCTTCGCGATCTGCTTATTAAGAACAGCTTTGCTCGAGCATATTTCGGAGATGCAAAACAGTCTTGGTGCAATTAAGCATGTACAATTAAAGAAAAACATTGTATATATAGTATATCAGTTGTTGACAATCAACAATAAAGGCGGAAAGACCGGGGTTCGACTCCCCGCACCTCCACCATCTACTATGCATTAATCCGGATACGGTTATAATCGTATCCCGAACATGCCAGGAAGCCGAAGCGTGTTTGCATAGTAGATGATGGGGGTGACCTTGGAATTCGATTTTCGTGTAATAGGGCGGTTCGAGACTGATTGCCTGGCAAAGTGCCACTAAACATAAATGCTAACGATAACGATAGCTTTGCAGATATCCGCCTAGCGGCATGATCTACACGGGTATGGCTCCACCTTGGAACAGAACGGGCCACTTGCTACCAGTTGAATCTCTGGTGCTACGAGTCACCAGAAAAACCGCTGGTGGTAGTATAAATAAAATATCACGACGGAGGTTAGAATCCTCCATTGACTCTTGCAAAACTTCAAGTCTTAGATGGCTAGAAAGCGGCATCATTCGGATGTCACCGACGAAAACACTAATGATTTTGCATTTCCAGTAAGAGGGAAATGGATGGAAGATACTTCGTTATTCTCTTGTGTATCTTCTTATAGCGGCAGAAAACTATATGGCTGGGATGCCTGTAAAGTAGTCTCTGTTTGCCAAAGTCATTGAGACTAAGAGGAAGAACATGAAACTTTTCGAAACTAGAAAAGATTTCCCGTATCTACGCTGGGCCGAAGGCTTTGTCATAGGTATCATTGCAGTAACAGGCGTGGCTTTGGCTACACCAAACAAAGAACCTGAAGTCAAGATCGTAAAGGTCCCAGTCATTCAGGTAATCGAAAAAGAAAAGGTCGTAAAGAAGCCAGTCTATCTGAGCAACTACGACAAAAAACAAATCCAATGCATGGCCGAGAATACATACTTCGAAGCAGGCCATGAACCTTATAAAGGTAGGATTGCGGTAAACAATGTTGTTTTGAACCGCGCAAAAGACGATCGTTTCCCAAGCACGCCATGTGGAGTTATCAATCAGAGAACTGCGCGCGTATGCCAATTTTCATGGAAGTGTGAGGGTGGAAAAAGAATTCGTGACGGTGTAGCTTTTGCAAAATCAAAGGAAATCGCCGAACATGTGTATCTCGGAAATTACGGTGACGTAACAAAGGGAGCAAAGTTTTACCACGCTGACTACGTAAGTCCGTCATGGGGTAGAGTGTTTGCTCGTACGACTAAGATTGGTGCACACATTTTTTATAGAGGATGATATTATGGTGGACGACGTCATTTCAACGAAAGCATTGACTTCTGAAAAGTTCATTAAAGAAATTGAACGACTGGTTATTAATTATGATTTAGATTATATGGATGCCGTCGTCCACTATTGTGAAAAGAATAACATCGAGATCGAGGCTGCTGCGAGTATCATTCGTAGTAACATTCGTATCAAGGCAAAGCTTCAAGACGAAGCAGAAGAACTCAACTTCATGCCAAAGAGGGCTAAGCTACCAGTATGACTCCATTCGAGAGCTACACCACTTTCCTCGCCCTTAAAAACCACTTCACAACAGACAGCTATGACTACATCAAATACAACGGCAAGATAGGCGCAAAGCCTTCGAGCTTTGATGTACGTAAGGACAAGTATCAGTTCTATAAGTTGTCGAAACATAAAGATCCACTCAAATATCTTGTTGCCAACTTTGTAGATGGCGATTTAAAATGGATAGGCGATCTGTTCGGCGATGACTCAGAGAAAGTGTACAATGAATGGTTGAAGAGACAGCAGTCTCTTTCTTATATCTTCGAAGAAGACGTAAAAAAACTATGTACAAATTTCAATGATTGTGTTATTGTAAAGAATGGGCAACATCCCTTCTTACTGAAACAATATCTTCGTCGAGAGATTTCTATCGAGACGGTGATTATCCTCAATGATATCTTCGGGTTCTTCGGTCATTGGAACAAGAAGATTGAGGATGGTGTCCTATGGCCCAGCATCCACAAGAAGCTGCTGAAGTATAAGCCTTTCTTTCATTATGATGCATTTAAATGTAGAAAAATTGTCAAGGCTGCCTTTACTTCATGATAAATACAATTGCAGTTCGCTGCAATCTAAATACTTCGAAACATACCGACATATAGGAGATTACTATGTCATTTGCAGACCTTAAGCGTTCTTCCAACTCTTCTTTTGAGAAGCTCACCAAAGAACTTGCTAAACAAAATACCACATATTCAGATCCCGACGAGGGAAAGTATTGGAAGCCTACCGTTGATAAAGCTGGTAATGGATACGCCGTGATTCGTTTCCTTCCCGCGCCAGCCAACGAAGACATTCCTTTCACTCGCATCTGGGACCATGGATTCCAAGGACCAACAGGTCTTTGGTACATCGAGAAGTCGCTTACGACTCTCGGTAAAGACGATCCCGTGTCAGAATACAACAGCGTTCTTTGGAACACTGGTCTTGACTCTGATAAGGAGATCGCACGCAAGCAGAAGCGCCGCTTGGCATACCACAGCAACATCTATGTTGTGAAGGATCCAGGCAATCCTGCGAACGAAGGTAAGGTCTTCCTGTACAAGTACGGAAAGAAGATCTTCGATAAGCTGAACGACCTCATGAACCCAGGTTTTGAGGACGAGAAGCCAGTAAATCCTTTCGATCTTTGGAACGGTGCTAATTTCAAGCTCAAAATTCGTAAGGTCGAAGGTTGGCCTAATTACGATAAGTCAGAATTCGACTCTCCCGCACCACTGTTCGATGATGACAGTGAGCTTGAACGTGTCTACACTCAAGAGTATCCGCTCGCTGAGCTCGTAGATGCAAAGCAATTCAAGTCTTATGAGGATCTTAAGACTCGTCTGAACACTGTCTTGGCACTTTCTGCGGAACCTGCCAAGATTCGCGGAGTTGATCGTGATGAAGAGGAGTATAAAGCTCCTGCGCCTACCTTCAAGGCGGCTGCTGCACCTGCTGCAGCTTCTACGGTCGATGAAGACGACGATGATCTCGATTTCTTCAAACGGCTTGCCGAAGAAGATTGATAAGGTGGGAAAGGGCGGCTTCGGTCGCCCTTTTTTTATGCTCTTGCCGCTTGTTTATAATCGAGCGGCGCAAATCCCATACGAGTTAAGTAATATTGAATGCTGGCGTTATCTCCAGTCGACTCAGCGATTTGCATTTGAGAAGAACTCGCAGAAGCCTTTGTATCTGCTGAACTCGTCTTTATCGTAGCAGCTGCAGATTCTATAATTTTTGAATCGACAATCGCATTTGTTTTTTCTCTTGCTGCTTTTCCTATATCACTTGACATTGTACTATTAAAACTATTTTGAAGTTGTGATCCAGTAGTAATACTCATAGGTCCTAAAGCAGCACTTAGAATATTTCCAACTGCCTTGATCGCGCCCTCCGTTAAATCAACGCCGGCTCCAACCGCTTGTTCCAAAGCGCTATCTCCGGTTCCTCCTAATGGCGCTCCTCCCACTGCTCCTTTGCCATATGGTTTTTGCGGGTTATATCTTCTTATTTGCAATCCATTTTTAGCATTGTTATCTAAAAAATATCTCTTAACTTTATTGCTAGTGTTACCGGCTATGAGCTCGACTTTGTTTCCTTGTCTTACGCCTGTTGCGATACCTATATGGCCACCAGCAACATCTGGACCTAAACCACGAGTTTGAATAACAATGTCGCCTTCTTGAACAGAAGACACTGGAACATTATCTCCCCACTTTTGAAAGCTATTAGCTATGTTAGTTGCGCCTTTTAATCCAACTTGAGCGAGTGTAGAGTTTACAAATGCCGAGCACCATTTTTCATTTCGCGGATCTAATCCGACGCCACCTTGTCTTAAATAGTTGCCTATTTGTGATTCACCAATACCAACTTGACTAGCAGCTAGTCGAGTAGCTTTACTCAATGATTGATTAGAAGTTGCGCTAGGAGAAGATCCACCCGTTTGAGTTGCTTGTGCCGGCGCCGTAGATTTTGTACCATTAGCTGGTGCCGTAGTAGCTGGAGTAGCTGCAGGAGTTGCAGAAGCAGGAGTTGTAGCTGCAGAAGAAGGAGTTGTAGCTGCAGAAGAAGAAGGCGTTACAGCGGTTGCAGAAGAAGAAGGCGTTACAGCGGTTGCAGAAGAAGCGCGAGTAGCATCAGAACCTTTTGACCCTGTTGTGCCACCGGAAGTACCGGATTTTGAAGAAGATTTAGGCCCCGGAAAAGCAGTTAAAATTTCTTCGGGTGAATTCGGTCCACTTGAAGCTTTATTGCCAGAAGTAACAGGTTGTTTTGGACCTGAAAATGCTGTGGAATCTTCTGATTGGTCGTTGGTTTGTTGCATTTCGGCGGAAGGTTGTGTTACGCCTGTTGCAGAAGAACCAGTTTCAGTTGATAATTTTTCTGCTGCTCTTGACTCTGGAGTTCCTACAATATTGCGTAGGCCATCATTAAAAACTCCAGCTATTCCTGATGCAAAATCATAAACACCTTTTGCAAAGTTTACAATAGCATTAAAAGTTTCTTTTACCGGATCGAGTTGAGATATAAAAAGAGCTCCAGCTGCAACAGCTGCACCTAATAATATACCATTCGATTCTTTATTTGCTTTTTCTACTTCAGCATCGACTTTTTCTTGTTCTAAATTAGGAGTAGCATCTGTTTGCGATGCACCTTGTTCTATCGATTGTTCTTTTGTAGAAACACTGCGCGTATTATATGAAGATATATTGTTATTTAATCTTTGCTTGAGATAACCGTCAATCGTAGCTAGCTTCTCTATCATCTGAACGATAGGAGAATTAATTTTAATATTACTCATTGAAGGAAGTGTGCCGCTTCCTGTCTTCGAAGTTTTTGTTTTTTGATTTGTTGCAAACATATTATTTGCAAGCACATCTTTCATTGCTGCTTTTGCGGCCGCAGTGCTTGGAGTTGGTGTACCGGGATCTTGTAACTGATCACTGCCGAGTGTCGACTGATATGTTGCTTCAATCAATAAGCTAAAACGCGGATTCGAAGCTTCTCTTGTTTTCTTATCGATCCATACTTTTCCGTTGAGATCCCATACATATTCTGTTTTACCGAGTTTTATAACAGGTCGAGAAGGATCAATACGAACACGCTTCTTCTTGCCTTCAGAAAGAGAATTCTCAGATTGAAGATTATTCAGAAGCTTAAGTAAGCCTTCGGGCGCTTTTATTTTTGTTTTTTGATCTACCCATCCATCACCAGTTTTAATGAAGGTTTGGCCGCCAATCGTAACCGGTTCAGCCATTATGCAATTACCAATTTTTGATGTTGCATATATTTTTCCATAAGCAAGCTATCGCTTGGGTAATTCGGATCAAAGTGATCTCGCTTACTATCGTTTGAAGATCCGGGTTTTCCAATAGGAGATATATTTGCAGATGCTGGTTCGGTTGCTGCTTTAGTAGAATCTAATTTCCCTAAATCAACCGTGTTTTGTAATTCTGTAGATATTTTAGAAATTTTGGCAGCTGCCGCAGATTCTGATTTTACAGGAGTTTGCATATTATTATTAAATTTATTAGATAACTGCGAACCGGTTGTAAGACTCATCTCTCCAAGACTGGCTTGAAACACTTTACCGGCGCTTTCAATTGCGCCTTTGCCTAAATCAGCAAGAGAACCCATAACACCTTTTGATTCTTGCGAACTTGCTCCTTGCGAATCATAAGAAGAAGCCGAATATTTTCCACCGGTATAATCTGCCATCCATTTTGCTTGATATGCTTGTGGAGTCATACCATTGTTTATAGCAAGCGCCTTTGCAGACATCTTTCCTTGTATATTGCCTGTATACCAGGCAAGTGGAACTTTCGAAACATCACCGCCGGCTTTTTGTAATATTTCTTGAACGTATTTTGCGGCAACAGCATCTTGAATAGGCGGCGGAGCAAGATAGGCGCTACTATATTCTGTTCCTATATTATACTTTTTAGTTAATCCTCTCCAAGATCCATTTGTAAATGCATAAGCGCCGGATGCAGTTTGACCTGGCATGCCATTAGGATGTGGAATACCATAATTGCCACCAGACTCGCGTGTTCTGATAGTAGCAAGGATTTTTTCTACGTCTGCAGGAATTGAAGGAAGATTTTGTGTTTGAGCTGCAGAAGCCACAGGAGCGCCTGATATATTTGCAGATCCGGATGTTGCTGTCGCGTCAGGTGTTGCGGCTGTAGATACAGGCGATGCATTTGCTCTTTCATCGTCGGTAGCTTCTTGTGCTCTCGCTTCTGCTGTTTCCGAGAATTCTACCCAAATTTGATACAAATCCCATAGCAACCAAGCAGTAAAACCTGCTGCTATTAGCTTTGTTACCACGGCAGAAACCGCAGCCACTGGTGCACCTATACCGGTGGCAGCTAGTGTAGCTTCAGCAGCAGTAGTAGCGGCGGTCGTAGCGGCCACAGCAGCAATTTGAGCAAGAAGTCTTTGCTGAGCTTTCTTTTCTAAGTATCTTAAGAAAAGATTCCACAATCTATTTTTACCGTATGCAGAGAAAGCGAAACGTATAAAGGCTTTTTCTGCAAACCATGCCATAAATCTTGCTGCTTGTTTTTTTGTAAAAGCAGTAAGTGCACCTGCTATAGTTTTAAGTCCTTTATATGCAAATTTAATAGCGGTGACAGGAGCTATAGCTACCGCTGCGAGTGGAAAATTACTAACTATCGATGAAAGCAGTCCTTGACCACCTTCTCTTTGTCCTGTTTTTTCATTAAATGTTCCATAAGCATCTTCATATATTTTCCCGCCAATTAATCCGAGGAGTGCTCCTCTCCAACCGAAAACACTTCCTACTGCCGCTCCTGCGATTGCTGTTGTGCCCAATGCGGCTGCAAAATTTTGAACGAAATCAATGATAGGAGATATCTTATCAGTAAAAGCCGCCCAATTCGATTTTAGTTCTTCTAATTGTGATGTGTCTAAATTTCCAAGAGCAGCGAGGCCAAGAGTACCAAGCAAACCGGCACCGATTAAAAGCTTTCCTACAGTTCCAGCTCTTTCTTTGGCATTATCTTTTATCGCGTCGAGTTTTTCTCCTAAATTACTAAACGGATTTTGAAATGAACTTCCACCGGATTCGATCGACGCTTCTTTTTCTGCTTGAGCTTGTTGCTGAAATGCTCTTTTTTCAAACTGAAGTTGTTGCTCAAGAGTTTTTTCAATCGAAGAAAGATAATTGACTGCTACTACTAACAGTTTTTCTGTAGGCATATTTGGATTGACAGCCGGTCGTGCAGACTTTTTAGGAGAAGCGGGAATAGTGCCTGAACCAGACACTTTCGACTTTCCGGCTTGACCTGCCATACCAACACCATTAATAACAGTTACCGGTGCAGGAGAAAGAGCTCCTTCGAGAGCTCCTCCTACCGCTTCTCCAACGCCGCGCACGGCATTGCCAGCAGCTTCTACTACTTTTCCTGCTAGACCGAAAGTACCTTCGATGGTCGATTTTACTGCAGCAGAAACCGGTGTTTCAAATAACCTAGGCATTACTTTCTTCTACTCTCTATTTCTTGTCTCTGTTCTTCAAGATGAGCCATTAATAAATCAACGTAGAGATCTCTTTCATAAGGTATTAAGTTTTCGATCTCAGTTATCGAATATTTGTGATGCTGAGCCAAAGCAAAGATCATACTATAGTAGTTTTGAAGCGAGTTGTGACTCAGCGCCACATAAAAAAATCTTTGAGATTCGTTAACTCGATACTCCTATCATTACCAAGTTCATTTGTGTATTCAATCTTATGATATAACTTCGGCATCTTCTCAAAGAATTGCCGAATTAAATCGAAAGAATTGACTGGCAATTGATCGAGAAACTCTTCGAGTTCTTTGTCTGTATATTCAGAAGCAGGATAAATTTCTTCTTCTGTTACGATGGTATCGATACAGTTAATGATAAAGAATGTCATGAGATCGACTTCATTATCAAACTGCGTGATTTTATCAGTGATGCTCGAGCTCGGATACTTCATGATCATTGCAATATTATCAGACAGTTTAATAGTCGAATCAATACCCTCTGGCATTTCGACTTCAATCGTATCAAGGTTTAATTCAAAGTCATAAACTTTATCGTCTTCGTTATCACGATAAGATAACTTGACAATGTTGTTGACAGATTTCGCTCGCAGTTTTAAGAACAAATATTCAAGATCGAAAGTCGTAAGCTTATCGACATCAAAATCTTCATCTTGCACGCAAAGTTTTAAGATCTGTTTGATGGCTCTGATCACATCAGTGTCTTCGCCGCCTTGTTGAGAGATGAGCAAGATCTTTTCTTCTTTCACCAAGAATGGTCGAAAGAGAATCTTTTTCTTTGAAGAGGGAATCGTCACGTCAAAGAGTGGTTGGTCGATTTTTGGTAAAGGCATTATATATTCTCCTAAATTATAAATTATGCTTCGACAGTTGTTATTTGATTTCCAAGTGTGTCATATCGTTTCGGAAACCCGGCGAGTTCAACGCCGCGGTTAGAAAATGTGTTTGGCGGAAGAGGAGGTGGCGAACCTCTTGATCTAAATCCATCGCCGATGATTGTAGTTTCATTTGATAGATCTGTTAATTCAAGACCTCGGGCGCCTGTTGGATCGAGAGTAGCAAGATCAACAACACCTCCAGCACCCATTCCTTGAACCGCATACGGACCAGTCGCAGTCACTTTAATTTCATCATTAATCGATTGGCTTTTTTTATTCTTCGATTTCGATCTTTCAATTCGAAGATCAGTAAAAGAAAAAGTGATGTTTAACTTCATTAAAGTATTTTCTTCGCTCCATGACATATTCATGCTTTGTATGCCGGTAGGAAACACATCATATATATGATATTCCATCACAGCATTTTGTGACCGATCATATACAAATACATTTACATTCGGACACGCATACGTATCTTTGTAAGCGATCTCATATGGTCTTCGCAAACCACCAATTTTATTATTATTCATATTCGCGCCACCAAAAGAGTCGCGATTGACGATTAGATTTAACCATTCTTCAAAGAATTCTACAACCAGCGCGTCTTTATCGACGATGAACTGAAGAGTAAAATCTCCGACATTTACGCCATACGCAACATTTTCAACTGGACCAAATCCGTATCTTCTGATATTTTGTTCTTGTAATAGATTAATAGAAGGAAGAACAACATTATCGCATCTCATTGTCAGAATCGAATCGAGATTTCCGGCTGGAAACTTTTTTATTGCCCATGGCATCGGAGCAAAAACTGTTAAGAAGCTATGTGTAGGAAGTATACTATCTGCACCAGAAACTTCGGCTCTAAATCGACCGATATTAAATATGCCTTTACTGCGTTCACCGGTGCTAAATTCAGAATTTTTAGTTTCAATTTCTTGTTTTGTATTATTATTGACGCCTTTAGCTACTTGTGTTTTTGCCGCAGGCTTAGGTTTCGCAGTTGCACCTTGTGCACCACCTCTGCTTGTTGCGCCTTGAGAGCCCTGCGCGCCTTGCGGATTATCACGAGCCGCAATCCTATCAAATACATCTTGATGAGCACGCTCTGATGATCCTTGTGGAGCTCTTCCTCCGCCTCTACCACCTTTCGTTTGACTCGCCTGAACAAATGCACTGATAGGTTTTCCAGATAAAGCCTCAACTGCTGGACTTGCAAAAGTTAAAAGTCTCCCGGCGAGGGTATTTTGTTTGGTTCTTCCTTCAGCTTTGTTTGACATTACTTAGTAACTCCTAGCATTCTTTTCGTGTCCATCCAAACTTGGTTCTTTCTTGCTTTGACGAAACGTTCTGTTGGTAAAAAGAGAGCGATATCCCATTCTGATGGGTAAACGTACATAAACTTTGACTGCACATGTGAAGCCAAATAATGCTTAATGCATGGAGCATACCATCTTAGCTTTGCTGCCTGAGTCATGAGTTCGTAGCTGAGTTTCAGACGAGTCGACTCGTCGTAACGAGTATTGTTTGCAAAGTCATATAAACCGTCCATTAACTTCGCTCTGAGTTGCAACGGCAAGTAGTGTAAGTTGAGTCCCATAAATCCGCCTTTGACTTTCTTATATGGAAAGATCAGAGGAAATCTGTCGTAGTATGGAAGCTCTTCTTTATGTTTCGGATCATAGTAGAACATGTACATCGAGCCGAGCAGAGGCTGAGTAGTCATACGACTTACGTCACCCTTCATCATCTCACGCTCATTGATACGATTCATTTTGCCGGCAGTATCTCTGAACCACTCACGCGCAGAGTTCGTACGCGCAGGAATCTGTCCTGAACGAACACCTTGTGTGATGATAGTATCAAAGACTATTGCCATTAAAACTTAATTCCTAGTTCTTTTTCTGTAAGTATGTCGAACTTCCAACCGCGATCATTGCAGTATACTGCTGCAGCTCTCCATTTGGCTTCATTGACACCCCATGTCATGACTTCATTAATGTAACGCTTATTAGGCTTATTTATCACCACCGGAGGCCGTGTCTGCGCATGAGGTTTTATTTCGACGACAATCGTATCGATCTTTCCTTCTGGTGATTTTTTCTTCACAATGAAGTCTGGAAAGTATCGATGTACACGATTGTCGAGAGGAGAGCGATAAGGAATCACTAACTCTTCACTCCCCCACTGCACGACATTCGGATGAGAATCTAAGTACATCATGAACTTAAGTTCCCATCGACTACGATATACGATATTGTTCGAGTCCCCGAGATATTTCTTTATATCCTTTGGTCGAAACTTTCCTTGATAAGCCATAAATCTATTTATAAATAAGCTGATAGCCTTTTTAAATTTGAGAGACAGTATGGCAAGAGACGGATTTTTAATAAGCTTAGATGACTTTAAAAAGGGCTCGGGAGGGCTTCTGAATAACCTTGCTAAAAGGATTACGAATAAGCTCGAAGATAAACTCGAGAATGCAGTCGAAGATCTTTTTGCCAAAGCACTAAAGAAGGCAGGATTTTCTGATGCAACTGCAGCGAAACTTTCTGCAAGATTCGGAGATTCTTTAACTGCCGGCCTCGAAGACAAGTATTTCCAAACATTTACAAGCGAAATGAAACGAGCATCTTGCGCCGACATTCGTAACAATTTCAATCCACAGAATGGTAATATCATAGGTGCTTCTGCTTTTGCCGAAACATATGTTGATGCTATTCAAAGAGCTTCGAATAAAATTACTGTTGATGGTTTGGATACGATGCAATTTCCTGACCACATCAGTGAAAATTATTATATGTCATTTAAGTTTAAACAATACCAACGTCCTTCTCCTCATACAAAAGGAGATCTTAAGTTTGTACAAGCATTTGCTCTTCCTCTTCCGAAAGGAATAAGAGAAAGCTTTGATATTGAAGTTGCTCCAAATGCCACAGGTCTGAAAGGTGGAATTGCAGATGCGATGCAAAACTTTGTAACAGCACCAGGCGGTAAAGAACGAACACAAGCCATAACAAATTCAGTCGCCGCGCTTGCTTTTAGCGCGATGGTTCAATCAACAGGAGATGTAGGAGCTCTCGGCGCTCAAGCGATTGGCGCTGTTCCAAATCCTCACATACAAGCTTTATTTAGCGGCGTTCCACTCCGTACTCACAGATTCGAATGGACTTTTGCTCCTCGTAATCCAGAAGAAAGTCAACAGTTAATGAATCTGTTGAAAGCAATGAAAGCATATGCTTTGCCATCATATAGTAGCTTAGGAACTGCGGCCCTCGCATATCCTTTCTTATGTCAACCAGAATTAAGAATTATGAAAGGTGAACCTGGATTAATTCAATTTTTCCCGTGTCTCATTCAATCGATTGAACTCAATTACTCTCCACAAGGAATTCCTGCATTCTTTGAAGGCACAAGCCACCCGGCATTTATCGAATGTTCAATTTCAATGATTGAAACACAGATTCAAACTTCGCGTGATTATGGCAGAGAAGGCGGAGATCGTCTGAGCGAAACTTGGGAAACTTTCAAGACGCAAATACAAAAAGGCATTGATGCTGCAGGACTTGATTTTAATATTGATAAAACAATAGCTGACACTACGGGTTACGTAGAAGGTGCGCTTAGTAATAAAGAAGAAAAGAAACCCTAATAATGGCAAGATATTTCGATCGATTTCCAGTTGTAGACTATGGAGGAAACGTTGCCAAGAATATCTTGGCACGCGTCGACTTTACTGATAAAACAAAAAAAGAAATCTATTCTACCTTTCAGTTTACTCTTGAAGAAGGCTTCGAGAGGCCAGACATTTTGTCTTATAACTATTACGGATCTTCGAAATTTGACTGGATGATCTATCTTACGAACAACATCGTTGATCCTTATTACGATTACTATAAATCAGCAGAAGATTTTAAGAATTATATTGAAACAAAGTATGGATCAAATTCGAATGCTCGAGCGATTACTCTCTTCTATCGATTAAACTGGCATGAAGATGAAAGAATTATTACTCTTCAACAATACGATTCTCTCCTTGCCGATGAAACTACAAATACTCAAAAGTATTGGAAGCCAAAACTTACGAATACTGGTGCAGTGATCGGCTACGAAAGAATCAAAGAAGATTGGATAGTATCCACAAACAAAATATTATCGTTGACTCTTACTGCTTCTCCAACACAATTCCAAGTCGGAGATCGAGTGTCTCAGACGAGCACTGGTGCTTATGCGACCGTTGACTATGTTGATCTTGAAAATAATAGCTTAACCGTAAAGCACGTCAACGGAACTTTTGCAGTCAATCAAGCAGAAGGAATAAAAACAATTACTCCGATAAAGCAAAACATTTCTACTGCAGAAACAGAGTATTGGTATGCCGTAAATGCATATGATGATGAGAAAGAAAGAAACGAATTGAAGCGAAATATATTTGTTCTCAAGTCTTCTTATCTCGCTGAAACAGAAAAACAATTTATACAACAATTGAGTTCGTAATATGATTTCTCAAATTAGAGACGGGCAGTTTAAACTTAACGAGTTCTTAATGATTGATAATACAGCAAAAACTGTCGATTGCGGCAAGGCTGTTGATTTGACTCCTGTCTGTGTACAAGCAAACATATATGAATCTATACTCGAACCTGCTGTTCGTGCACAATTCGAATTCTATGAGGCGAAGGGCGCAGGAGATAAATTTGTTTTTACAGATAAGAAAATTATCATTGATTTTACAACAGACGAAGATAATTCAAAATCGTCTATTCGATACGAACTTTATGTTATTAATAAACCAGTTACTTTTAATTCTCCCGATGATAAAGCACTAATTTATAAAGTGGAGTGTGTTACATATGAAGCATGGAAAGCTTCGACCATAAAAAACACACCGCTTGTTAGGAAAAACATCGAGTGCGAGAATATGGTAAAAGCATATCTTAACTTAACGAAATCAAATAAACCTTTCTTTGCAGAAAAAACTCGTGGGTTGCATGCATTTAACTTTACTGAAAAGACTCCATTCGAGTGTATTGATCAAATTAGATTAGAACATGCAATGTCTCAAGAATTTAACGGCCATTGTTTTTACTTCTTTGAAAACAAGTACGGATTTGTTTTTAAAAGCATGGAAGCGTTAATCAAAGAAGGCATAAAAAATATCGGCGACAAGTGTTTTACACAATCTACTTTAACCAACTTAAATGTAACCGGAGCAAAGTGGAGAAACATCTTAACTACTAAAATTATTCAAAGCGGCAACGAAGGAATTTTAAGATTAATTGGAGGTGGAAGATCGACGTGTCAACTACAAAATAGTGTCACTGGAGACATCATTTCTTTTCAAGCTGATCCAAAAAATTTACAATTTGAAACACTAAACGAAGGATCTGCATCTACAAATCTTAAAGCTCAGGTTGAGAAAACTGAAGATGGAAATGAAGGAGCTCCTCGAGCGATTCCTTTTGATCCGACTGTTGGAAATGCAGAGAGAGCCGAAAAGTTTAATCATATGCCTTATTACATGAGTCACTTTTTAACAGTGGTTATGCAAATCACTATTTATGGAGATTCAGCCATTACTGTTGGAGATGTGATTCACTGTCAATTACCCGAAGCGGCTGGCCTTACAAGAGGAGAAGAAAATCCTGTGAATGAAGATAGCGCTGTCACGACAGGTAATTATGTTGTAACTAAATGCCGTCATATGCTGACTTTCAATGAAAAAGCAGAATATGCACAGGGGTTAGAGCTCGTAAAAGATGGCATCGGTGGATTGCCAAAAACACACACAGTTTAGAGGATGATAAATGCAAGTTCCAAGATTTTTTGAAGGTATAGTAGCAGAAGATCCGACGACAGATCTCGGTTTAGAAGCTGATAAACCACAAACTGGCAGAGTTTTAGTAAGAGAACTTTTAGGTCACTCTAATCAAGTGAATTCTGAAGATTTATTACCGTCATATGTTATGATGCCAACTACGAGCGCCGGAGTCTCTGGAATTGGATTAAGTCCGACTGGTCTCTTAAAGGGATCTCGAGTCATGTGCATGAAGCTTCCAAATCAACAGTCGGCATATATTCTTGGTGTGTTAAACTATGCGCCAGAAGGCAATCACAGCGTATCTTCATATGCTCGTGGTCAAGGTGAACCAGAAGAAAAAACTCAAAATCGAATTAAGACTGATGATGGTTTCTACGTTGAACCAGAATCGAAGTACAAGGCGAGATATCCTTATAATAATACCATGACTACTCGCAGCGGTCACTTAGTAGAGCTAGATGATACTCCTGGATCAGAGCGCGTACAAGTTTATCATAAGTCAGGATCTTATCTCGAGATCTTGCCAGATGGAACCATCGTGACAAAGTCAGTAAAAGATCATATTCAATTAGCCTCAGGCAACATGACAATTTTTAATGTCGGCGATGAGAAGGGTGATAAGAATATTGAGATCACATGTAACCAAGGTAAGATTGTTATCACTGCTCAATCAGATCTCGACATCTTTGCAAACGAAGGCAATGTAGGGATCTATGCTAATAATGGCAGTGTACAGGTGGTATCAAAATCAGGCGCGGTGGATATTCAAGCCGCAATTGTTGGAATCAATGCATGAGACCGATAGTCTATGTTCCTGAAGTTCCTAATTTAGAATGTGGTCCTAACGGGCAAATATCTTTCCGTCAAATGGAAGACTATTTCGTAGGCATTGCAAAGATCATTAGCCAACTGAAGTTACAAGCAAAGTTTATTCAAGACGAGTGCGGCAAAGAACTCATCGAAGCTATTCGAGACATGGAAAAGCTAGTCGATGATATTACTGGTATTCTGATGACTGACGTCTTTAAGAAGATCAAGTCAAAAGAACAAGAGATGAAGTATAAGGTCCGCGAGTTTTTAAAAGAGATCGACGTATGGTTTCAGAAGAGGATCGTCGACGCACTACTCAAGATTGTTGATATTCTTGGAATTCCAAATCCACTTACTACCCCGATTCCATTCATTACGGCTGTAACACTCGTCGACGAAGCTGGTAATCCTGTTCGTTATCAGCCAGTAATCAACGATTTGTTTACGAAGGAAGGTAAAGTCAAGATCAAAGCTGCAATTGCCGAAGACATCGAATCGGTTCGAAAGTTTTTTGGTGATGGCAAATACGACGGAACTCTGGGTATTAAGAGTCCTGAGCATGAAGCCGAAGAATTTTGGCAGAAAGCTTTGGCATGGATGAAAGAACTGCTGAGCGATTTTATTGCCGCCTGCATCAATGCATTGATCGGCTTACTGACTAAGATTCCTATTATTGGTCCAATCATTGAAAAGATTGGAGTATTCATCGATCCTACGAAGCCTATTAAAGCGCAATTAAAACTGAAGTATGAAGATTTTAAGAAACGTATTAAGAAGGCAAAAGAAGACGTCTTATCAGGTAAAGCTATCGAAGACTTTGGAGAGAAGTTACTCCAAGAACTCATAGACTTTGTCTTGAACTTGCCGATCCCGCTCTTCGGAACCTTAGGCAATTTAATTGGTTTCGATAACGAAGAACGTAAGAAGAAAGAAACGATTCATTCAAAAGAAGAATTGTGGCATCGAATTGAAGATGCGTTCGAAGACGCCATGGAAAAGATTAAGAAGTTCTTTCAGACAGATTTGATTGCCAAGATACATGATATCATACTCAAAGCTCCAGGTTGGATTCTACAGCAGTTTCCAATCGTAGGCAAAATCCTCGACACAATCAAACTGATTATTGACATCTGTCGCGGCAAAGTATCGATTTGTCAGGTTTTAAATATCATTTTAAAACCGATATTTGGTATTCCAGATGCGATCTTAAAATTCATTCCGAATTGCATCGAGATACGTAGAACGAAGTACGGGTTAGAACCGAATCCAGACAATCTGCCAAAATGGGCTCAGCCCGCTTCTGCAACCGTGTGAAGTGGATTAGTCTAACATGTTAGATCAATATTCAGTATCAGAAAATGGATATTTCTTTTCAGATGTTAGCGAACCGACAGTTCCAACAGTTTCTTATGGGGATCTAAGCCCACCAATCGCAATACGATTTACTGTGCCAGAACCTGGAGTCACCACGGTTGAAATTGACGATTGGTATATGCCGACTTTCGTACGATGCGAACAAAATTGTGTTGATGATTTATTGTTATGTGCAGTTTATGTGTTTGCAACAGATCATGATGTTGTTGTTGATGATTGGTATCCTTTCAGACACGAAGTCAACGATACGTTTGAGGTCGGAACAGTTGTTTCGTACGAAGATTGTGATATGATTTTGACTGATTTTGTGTATGATGGCAACAACAAGCTTCTTTCTTATATTGAAACGAATAAATCTACATTTGTAATGATACGATATGATTTTACTCGTTCGGCTGGTCCAGGATTAGATGCGATTGGTAGCAACGAAGATTATCAAAACTTTGCCTTTACTGGCCAGGTTGGGCTTCTCTCTGACGATGTTGCAAATGTCGACATCGAAAACTATGAGATACTAGAAACCATCATATAATCATTATAAATAAGATAAAGTAGTAGGGTAATATGGCAGACAGAATAGATGCACTGACAACGAGGAAAACAACACAGCGTGATCCTGTGTTCACCGACTTTTATAATAACTTTAACATACATCCTCAGAACAAGAGACTCGCTCTTCACACTGACGAACAGGCTGTCAGAAGATCGATGAGAAATATCTTACAGACAAATACCAAAGAACGATTGTTTAATCCAGAATTTGGTGGTGGTCTTCGTCGATTCTTATTCGAAGATATTTCTGTGATGACTTCAGATCTTATCAAAGATGCCGTGTTCGATTCGATTACCAAATACGAACAGCGAGCTCGAATCATTGATGTCTTAGTAGTATCAAATGAGTTTGCGCATTCTTATGAAGTATCAGTCTATTATGAGATAATAAATAATGCTAATCCGCAGACACTTCAACTCACCCTTTATAGAGTAAGATAATGGCAGCAAATTCCAGTATAGTCCTTACACAGTTAGACTTCGATTCCTATAAAGACTCGTTGAAGACATTTCTGAAATCACAAGATCGATTTAAAGATTACGACTTCGACGGAAGCAACCTTTCGGTTCTTCTCGACGTGCTTTCATATAACACTTATCAGAACGCGTTCTATCTCAACATGGTCAGCAACGAGATGTTTCTTGATTCGGCGAAGTTACGTGACAGCGTTATTTCTCATGCCAAAGAATTAAACTATCTTCCGAGATCGTTTCGATCATCTTCGGCTGTCATTCAACTGGTAATTACTTCGACAGATACGGCAAAGAGATCGATCGTTATTCCAAAGGGAACATCATTTACTTCGCGTGTTGATGATTTCACTTATAACTTTAGCACTACTGAAAATTATGTTATTACAAAGAGAACTCCTTCAGGATCAAATCTTATATATGAGAGCGAGCCGATTCGAGTATACGAAGGTAGCTACCTCAGCGATACCTATACAATAAATTATGCTAATCCTCTTGTGTATAAGATTAGTAATAAAAGAGTTGATCTTGAAAGCGTATTAGTTACGGTCTTTGAAGATAACGGCACGACTATTCAAACTTACAAGAGAGCGACGTCTCTTTTTGGTCATGATGAAAACGCAAAGGTCTTTTTCTTACAACCGGGAATTGGTGACACATACGAAGTCGTCTTTGGTGACGGAGTTGTTGGAAGAAAACCAAAGAACAACTCTGCGTGTATCATTGAATATCGATCATGCAACGGAGAACTTCCGAATGGCGCATTTAAGTTTATTAATACTGCACGCATCGATAATGAAGCAAACATTGTAATTGAAACGATTACTGCTTCGGCCGACGGAGCTGTTGCAGAAGATCTGAGCTCGATTAAGTACAATGCTCCTCGTGCATTTACTACACAAGAACGTGCTGTGACTTCTGAAGACTATGAGAATCTACTCAAAGCAAACTTTCCTGAAATCAATGCAGTGGTTGCATATGGCGGAGAAGATGCAAATCCTCCCCAGTATGGCAGAATTTTCTTGTCGATCGATCTTGATGAAGTCGACGGTCTTCCAAAGATTAAAGAAGCAGAATATAAGAAATTCTTAAGATCACGTTCTTCTGTGGCGATTGAGCCACTCTTTGTTTCTCCTGATTACACATATTTATATGTCAATACAAATATCAAGTACAATATCAATCTTACCGGTTTAAATCCAGAAGATATTCGTACGAACGTTATAGATTCTATTCTGACACACGCTTCTACGAATCTAAATAACTTTGGTCGTACACTGCGCTACTCAAGATTTATTCGTGATGTCGATGCCGCAGAAAATAGTATCATTAGTAACGAAACTCAAATTGAACTCGTCAAGTATCTCACTCCGGTGCTGAGCACGACAGTGACTTCTACTCCTACGTCAACATCTGGTTCGCTTGTATCATTGGCGACTTCAGGTGTAATTTCTTCTGGTCAGAATGTAACGATTGACTTTAAAAATCCATTAAAGAACGATGTTCCAGGCAAAGGTGCAGAACACTTAATCGGTGATATTCATGTCGTAAGTTCTTCGACATTCACTTATAATGGTTTGCCAAACTGTCGTCTTGAAGATAACGGTGATGGTATCATGCGTATCATCAATACTTCTGGAACACAACATAGAACCATTCTTGATATTGGTACAGTTGACTATGATACTGGTATCGTCAGAATCAACAACTTTAATATTACTAATTACACTGGCACTTCTTTAAAAATCTATGCCAAGCCGCGTACTCTTGACATCACTTCTTCTCAGAACGTGATACTTAATATTCTTGAAAATGACGTCGACGTCACAATTGAACAGATCAGAGAATAATGAAGAATATAGAAAAAAGAATATCTCCGTTAATTCAGAGTCAATTTCCTTCTTTTTACCAAGAAGAGGGAGAGAACTTCATTGCGTTCGTGAAAGCCTACTATGAGTGGCTTGAAAACTCTGGAACATATGTTAACTATTCTGGCAATACTGTTACTCAGTATATCGCTTCGAATAACGATATTATAGAAGTCACTGCTAATCAACTTGCCAACTCAACATATATGTCGAGTATCACTCGATATCAACCAATTGATGCCAATCCACTTTATCACGCCCGCCGGTTGCCAGACTATCGCGACATTGATAGTACAACAGATGACTTTATTGTTCACTTTAAAGAGAAGTATCTGAAGAACATTCAGTTTGATACTGCTACGAATAAGAAGCTTCTTGTTAAAAACTCCCTTGATTTATATCGTGCTAAGGGTACAGAGCGCGCAGTTGATCTCTTCTTTAAGCTTGTATATGGTACGGCTGCTGAAGTACAATATCCTGCAGAAAAGATCTTTCGTCTTTCAGATGGTGTGTACGAGAAACCAGAATATCTTGAAATCGGATACTCAATCTATAATATCGACTATGTCGGAAAGCAAGTTGTGGGCCAGCTTTCAGGCGCCAAAGCTTTCGTTGAGAAGTACATTCGTAGAAGAGTTGGTAAAGGTTTCGTTAATCTACTTTATATTTCTGGAAGACAAGGCGAATTTCGTAACGGCGAAGTGGTTGGTCTCAATATTAATAATGAACCCGTATTCGATATTACCAAAAGATCGAAACTCGTAGGATCTGTAAAAAGAGTTACAGTTCAGACACGCGGCCGAGACTTTACTGTCGGAGACATCGTAAGATTTACGAACAGCGATCGTGGGCTCGGCGGTTTAGCAAGAGTAGAATCTACGAATTCGGCTGCTGGTCTCGTAGATTTCATTTTTATAGACGGCGGATATGGATATACTCTCAACACAGAATCGATTGTCTCTGAGAAAGTATTAAACCTGAATGAAGTCACTGCAGATTTTACTGCTGAAAATTACTATCGACTGTTCGAACGTGGTGTTCAACCTGTAGTCAATATCGGATACAGTGCGGCCACATCAAACGTTTCTGTAGGAAATACTGTATATCGTTACGCGGCAAATGGCATGCTTGCTGCACAAGGAAGAGTACTCGAAGTTGCACGTTCTTCGAATACAAACGGTTTTATCTCGATATCACATACTTCAGGCGTATTCGTTCCATCTGCTACCTATTATACCGGAACGAATAACACAGGAACAAGCTTTACAGCAAGTACACTGACAGACAAGTCAATGTCTGGTAAGTTCATGAACATACCGACAGATTATGCTGTTATTATTACTGCGCCTTCTTCTACATTTATGGTAGGTGATGTCGTACAGCAACAGAATGCAGGATATATTACTGCTTCTGGTACAGTGGCAAATGTGATCCAGCTCGAAGGTGAAGTTCAACTTACTCTTGCCAATGCTCGTGGTGCTTTCAAAAACAGTAAGCGGATGGCGGATTGGGATTACAAAGTTGGAACAGGCACAATCACTACATCTACTACCAGCAATGTAGTCACTGGAACATCCACTGCTTTTAATAACAACTACATCAACTCTACACTTTATGTCACAGGCAACACGTCGATTGGTAACGTAGTCAGTGTAACCAATTCAACTTCTCTTATACTTTCTGCAAACGCATCGGCAAACGCGACTGGAAATGCTCATAACTACGGTTTAACGTATAAGCTTATCAATCAAACCAACAATCAAATCTTTGCGAACGTCAGTTATGTGAATCTAAACGCTGGTTTATATGACATTAAGAAGCAAGTCCATGTCATTGCGTTTGATGAATGCTCTTCGAATAACGTTACCTTTGCGAATAACATCTACATCTACAACAGCGCGAATGCGATTGTTGCTGAAGGTACTGTAATCACTGCTAACTATGCTTCTGGATCAAACAGCGGAACGTTAACATTTCTTTCTCGTAAAGGATACTGGAACGAAACAGATACGGTATACACCGCTGCAAACGCAGATAACTTTAAGATTACATCTTATTCGCTCGACATTACCGGTGGCGACTATGTTCGTTCATTCCCTTCGAAGATCGTTGCTCCGCTTTCAAATACCACCGCAAATATATCATCGATTAGTTTTGGAACAGGCGCTGGATTTGGTGTAGGTACGATTGGTGAAACAGAAGTCATCTTCATTGGTACAGATCTCATTGCCGCCAACAGTCAAGATACACTCGACTATAGCCGCCTTCAACTCTCTGTAACAGCGAATACTGGATTCGATGAAGGTCAAAGAGTATATCAACAGATCCGCAAGGTTTCATTTAATCCTTCGACTGCTGCAAATGCAACGACAGGGTTTATTACTATTACAGATGCTAATACTTACTATATTGCAGGTGAGAGTGTTACATATGAAGTTGCCGCAGGAAATACAGTAATCAGTGGACTCGAAAGCGGTAAACCTTATTACGTTGCATTCTCAAATACCACTGGACTCATTCTTTCGAGTCCTGCGAACAAGTACATTCATATTAATAGCACGAGTTTCCCTGGCGAAAGCTTTGCGAATACATCATTCAATATTCCGGCATTCGCGGCGACTAGAGCCAACGAGTCTGGTCACTTCTTATATAAGACTGCGCATGCAACATTATATGATGTGACAGGAACGAATCTTCTTATCAAGGATCCTATTCGCGACTTTGGTTTCACAAACACCACTTCTACTCCTGCAAATAGCAATATTCTTGTATATGGCAACAATCTTGTGAATACTGCAATTACAGCAGTGGCAGAATTATCGACGATTGCACAAGCGAATCAGGTGTTCGCTTCAGAGTTTATCTCTTCAGATGCTTTTGGATTTCCAAAGAATCCACAAGGCAACTTACTCGATAATCTATATGCATGTTTGACATTTGGTAGATTTGAAATCGGTATCATTGGATCACTTAATCAGATCAATCCAGGTGAAGACTATAACGTTGATCCATTTGTGCTTGCTCACCAACCATATATTGCAGGATTCGATCGTAAAGACTTTGTGATTACATTTGAAAATGCAACGAGAAACTTTGTTGTCGGAGAAATAGTAAACCAATCTCAGGCAAATCTGAAATTCTTTGATCTGCAAGTTTCTTCTGGTGCATATAGCAATACGTATGATGCCAAGACGTTTACTGTACAATCTCAGTACGAAGCCAACAGCGCATCAGAATTTATCTTCTATCGTAACATCACGTCGTCGTTTAATCCTACGGACGAAGTCAACTCGAATACAGATTTTATTACAATCACTGGCAACGAGTTTGCAGCGAATGATCTTGTTCGTTACTTTACTGATAATGCGAATACGGCTGTGACAGGCCTATCGAACAACGGCTTCTACTACGTTCTTACTTCTAATACTACTGGTGTTACTCTCACAACCGAAGCAGCAAATACACTCGCGAAAGTGAATATTACGCAGAGCTCGAACGTAGCAGAGTTTAACTCAAACACTAACGTGCAGAACAGTAATGATTTTATTCAGATTGCGACTGCGAATACTTTATTTGCCAACGGTAGTCAAGTCAGATATGTTGTGACAGATGATGTTGCCGCGGTTTCTGGTCTCGAAGCGAATGCTCTGTATTATGTTCGCTATGCAAATAGCACTGGCTTAGCACTTTCATTGACAGCCGGTGGAGCCAACGTCGATTTAACTGCAGCAAATCCTGGAAGTAATGGGCACTTCCTTAGAAATTACAATCCTGACTTGATTGGTCATCAGCTACGTAGCTATACGAACGAGTTCGCCAATGGTCAAATCGTTCAATACAGAATTCCGAATGGCAATACTGCCATCAGCGGTTTGACAGCAAATGCTGTTTACTATGTTGTTGCTGCGAACACCGTAGGATTTAAATTAGCTTCTACTTTAAGCGGATCTGCAATCAACATTACTGCCAACTCGACAGGCGGTGAATCACATACGATCGCAACTCTTCCAGGCTACCTACCAAAAGATAAGCTATTCCAGACGAATAGCACCGGTGGCATTGTCAACTCTACAGTCTCTTCAGTTTTCTCCAACACAACTGGAAATTATATCAGAGTCACTGGAAACAATGCTCCGCTTGTCAATAACTCAATCATCTTTTCATACACTGTACCGACAGCGAATGGTCTTGTTTCGAGCGTAAGTCTTTTCGAGATTGTATCGACTGCCAAAGCCATTGTAAAATCAAGTAACAGTTCTCAGATGCTTGCCAAGAGAATCACATTCGAAAACACTTGGTTGCCGAATGAGCCAATGATCGGCGAAGTCTCCGGTGCCGAAGCTGACGTAATAGGCGTGACTGAAGATATCACAGAATTATATCCTATCGGTTTGAATGCAGATATTACGGCAAACGTTGTGACATCGGACGGTGAAGTCACTGCTCTTCAAGTCATCGATTCAGGTTTTGCATATTCGAATGCCGAAATCGTTGACTTTGTATCAGAAGATAATCTGAGATCTGGTACAGCAAAGATTGTTCTCGACGGTCATGGCCTTGGAATCGGATATTACAGAAGCTCGAAAGGATTCTTGTCTGACGATATCTACGTGCACGACGGAGACTATTACCAAGAGTATTCATATGAGATTCTTTCGAAGATCTCAGTAGACAGATATTCTGACATGTTCAAGAAAGTCATGCATATGGCAGGAACAAAGTTCTTCGGATCTGCATTGATCGTAGAAGAAGCGAACGCGGCGCTAGCTTTGACAAGCATTTCTACTGGGCAAGAAATTCAATTTAACTCGAACGACGACGTTTCGACTGTAAATGATACAATTGAAACAGATATTGAAGATGTCAGTTTCAAGTTTAAGGTAATGGATGTCAACAATGATACTGATCTAATATCGTTAGGGACTAATCCTTATTATACCACATTCCCACTAAATGTACATGATTATTTACAATATACTACGTTAGAAGCACAAACACTTGGTGTAGGAACTTCTTCGAGTCTATCGAATAACGAGTACTATTACGTAGTGTTCGCGAATACGACAGGTATCAAGATCTCTGAAACAAGAGGCGGAGATGCTCTGAATTTGAATACTGTTGCAATCAGTAATACGCTCGAACTGCACACTGTAACAAAACTGATTAATCCGTTTGCGAATGGAGACTTGGTTCTTTACACCACTTCGAACACAGCTGTAGAAGCAAACGTATCATTGACGTTTGTTACAAATACAATTAGTTCGAATACGATTAGTGTAACAAATAATCTCTTCAGAAGAGGTGATGTTGTAAAGTACACAAAAAATGGTGGATCTGCTGCTATCGGTCTTACAGAAGGTAACGAGTTTTTCATTCGAAGCGCAAACTCTACGGCAATAAAGCTTGCAAACTCTATCGGTAAAGCGGTAAGTGTTTACTCGAATGCAACCGTAGAAACACACATTCTTAGAATTGAAAAACTAGCTAATAATCAAAACTATTATGTCGTAAATACTACTCCAAATACGGTGAAACTATCGTTAACCGCGAATGGAAGTCCTATAAATATAACAGCGAATGGTAGCACTAGCGGAGATATCAACGCTGGTCACTTCTTGACAAAGACGATAGAGGAATAAATGGCAGTAACTCAAAAACTCATTACGAGTAGTTTTAATGTAGCGGCAGCTGCAAACTTCATGAATAGCTTTGCTAACAATGATTACTTTGTGTATGCTGCTCGTCATATTCCTTATGCTAACAGCGACACGATTATTCCTGTTCCGAATAATAGCATTCGTGATACAGATACGAATGTCTATGACAACATGATCTTCGCGAAGAGAATTTCTTCTGATGATGCAGTTCATATGGCGAAAAAGAACTTGTGGCAATCAAACACACACTATGCGATGTATGATCATCTTGACGGAGATCTTGAAACTAAGAACTTCTTTATCACTGTCGATGACGATACAGAATACAACGTTTGGAAGTGCTTGTTCAACAAAAGCACTGATACTATCAATGTCAACTCGACTGTTGCACCTTCTCGTGTAGGTAGTGCCGCTGATCTCAATCCTGTCGAAACAGGCGATGGTTATGTATGGAAATACATGTACACTATCACAAAATCTCAGTACGAAAAGTTTGCTACTTCGCAATACATTCCTATCATTGCCAACACCGCGGTGATCGATGGAGCAACTCGAGGAACGATTGAAGTCATTAAGGTAGAAGATCCCGGCGCAGGCTATGACAACTATATTGCCAGTGCCACACTCTTAACTTCAGATATTACTGTTCAAGGTATTCCTACATTTTATGGTGCACCAGCGACAGCAGTATCAATCGATGACTACTATCAAGGTTGTGTCATGAAGATGACTTCGGGTCTTGCTATCGGCGAGTATCGAAGAATCGTTAACTATGAAGGCACTTCTGCGCAGAAGAAATTTATTCTTGATTCCTCATTTATTAATACTCCTTCTGCTGGAGACACTTATGAAGTATATCCATATGCATTCGTTTGGGGAGACGGCGAAGAGTCGACTCCTGCAGAAGGAATTGTATATATCGATGCGGCATCTACAAATTCCGTAAATAGAGTCGAATTGCTAGCGGTAGGAGAAAACTATCGAAAGGCTGAATCATATGTTTCTGAACAGCCTATTACTATTCCTCCATCTATTTTCGACGAAACATTTATTCAGCTTCCTCCGGTTGTGTCAAGTTCTACATACTTCGCACCAGCATCATTGCGTCCAATCATTTCTCCAAAGAATGGTCATGGCTCAGATCCTTACAATGAACTCTTTGCAAAAAGAATATGCATCAGCGCTAAGTTTAATAATAGCGAGAGCGGCATCATTTCTACAGAAAACGATTTTAGACAAGTCGGCGTAATTAAGAATCCGGCCTTTACAAAAGTTGATATGAATATCAACAATGTAATTGGTCCAGGTTTTTCTGTTGGTGAGAAAGTCTATCAATATAGAAAGTTAAAGCTGCACGGCAACGTTTCTATTACTTCCGCAAGCACGACGATTGAAAAGACAGACTTTGGTCTTCTTTCGACTACTGCTACTATCGTAAGCGGTGGAACAGGATACGATAGCACTGCGAACAATCAACTCGTCTTCAACAATTCAGGAACCGATGGAACTGGTGCAGCTGCAACCTTTGCAAACAATGGTTCAGGAGTTATTACATCTGTTACAATTACTAACGCCGGGACTGGATATACTTCAGCTCCTCTCATTACGATTAATGGAGATGCAAGTGTATCAGGATCGAACGGAGTTATTACTGTAGTTCTTAGAAATCCAGATGCTCCTACTTACAAAGATGCCTTTGAAGTTGGTGATTATGTTCTTGTCACAGACGGTTCGAATAACTACATCTCGACAGTCGCCAATGTTCCACAAGACTATCGTATTACGACTGCAAATACAAATAGCTCGTTTACGGCAGAAGATTGCGAAGTGTCAGCTATCGTTGTAGAAGCGAGCGGCACAGTTGCATTCTCTGGACCAAGTCAGATTGAATTGTCAAACGTCGCAGGCGTATTTACTTCTGGCAGTCGTATCATCGGCGTTGGTGGTATGTCAGGAGACACCGTAGTTCCTGTGTCGGGTACGACAGCATCTATTACTGGAACGATTGAAATCAACGACAGAGTAGCAAGTTCATTCAACTACTCTCGCCAGCTAACTCGATTGATTGGCACATTTAGCACTGGCGGCGTGCCGTTCCTCGAAGATGAAGAGATTAAGCAAGAAAGTCTTATTTCATATGCGCAACCGCGCGGTAGAGTCCACCATCTCGATGAGATCGATGGTTCTGACATACTATGGATTAGCAATAAGTCAGGTATCTTCAATCTTGATCCTCGCGGAGTCAGAGATATCGCAGGCGTAGTATCTTCTGCAGAGCTTTCCCCATTATTGAATAAATACAATGGAGACTTTGTAGTCGGTAGCGGCGAGGTTCTTTACTTAGAGAATCTTGATCCTATCGCTCGTAACGATAACAAATCAGAAATTATAAAGATAGTATTGGAGTTTTAATTAAATGGCTCTGGAAACCAACCTAAACGTATCTCCTTATTTTGATGACTTCGACGTCAAGAAAGACTTTTATAAAGTCTTGTTCCAGCCTGGTGTCGCAGTCCAAGCCCGTGAGCTTAACCAGCTCCAGTCAATCTTGCAAAATCAAATTGAGAAGTTTGGTGACAACGTATTCAAGCGTGGCACAATCATCGATGGTTGTACGATTACTAAGCATGATAAAGTTCCTTATATCAAGATCAACGATCTGACGACCGATGGTCTACAAGTCGATATCACTCTTTATAACAACTTATATGTTAAGAATGCTGCAAACGTCGAAGCATACATCGTAAAGACGGCTGCTGGTCTGCAATCTCGTTCACCAGATTTGAACACTCTGTTTGTGAACTACATCAGTTCGGGAAATAATTTCTCAACAGATTCATTTGCTGCAGATGAAACTCTTACAGTTTTCAATAAGTCTTATCCTATCTTCAATATCAAAGTAAACGATGGCGCTTCGAAGTTTAGTAATAGCGACACGGTTGTAGTGATGTCGGCACTTGCTGTACAAAATAGTACTGGCGGTGCAGCAGCAGCTGCAAGCTTTGTGGCCGGATCTGTAATTCAGAACGGTGTTGCAAATGCCGTGATTATCGAAGCGAATACAACTGCTAATAGCTCTGCTCTTATCTTGAAGGTGAGACCAGAATATTCTGATCTTATTTCTGCAAATACGATTAAGTTCCGATTTGCAGCTGGCGAGCAGATTCGTAACTTCGGATCTGGTGTATCTGCTAACGTAGTTGCAATTGTTGGTTCAGGTGCCGTTGGTTCACTTACAACAGACAGTCTAGGTAAAGTCACAGCTGTTCAGATCATTGGACAAGGTTCAGGCTATTATGTCGAACCGCATGTTACCATCGCAAATAACTCGACCACTTCTACATTTACTGCCACCGAATTAGGCGAGCTCGAACTTGCAGCAGAAACATTCCTTGCTACGATCCAAGTAGCAAACGCGACAGCTGTTCCTATCGGAACTGGTTATGGCGTTACGATCGGCGAAGGCACAATCTATCAGAAAGGATTCTTCTCGAGAGTTGCTTCTCAGTTTGAAGTTGTGAACAAGTATTCGAATACTGGCTTTGATAAGTCTGTCGGTTTCTATACAAACGAAAGCATCGTCAATTCGAACCAAGATCAGTCACTTCTTGACAACGCCACTGGTACTTTCAACTTTGCCGCTCCTGGTGCAGATCGTCTAAAGCTGACACCAGTCATCAGCGTACTGACAAAAGCCGAAGCTGATGCAAACTCAGAATTTCTTCCTATCATCGAGTTCACAGATGGTCGTCCTTATCGTGTAAATCAAGACACCGTCTATAATGTCATCGGACGTCAACTCGCAGCAAGAACTTACGAAGAATCTGGCAACTATGTCATCGATCAGTTCCTTACACTGACGAAAGATTCTGGCACATTCTCAGATACTGCTAGCCTTGTCAAGATGAACATTGATCCGGGTAAAGCTTATATCAACGGTATTCGTATCGAAACTATCGACAACTATAAGCAAAACATGAATAAGGGTACGACGAAGCTGAATGATCCTGCTTCGCAAACTCGTCTCGGTTATGGTAACTATTTCGAAGTCGACGAACTTGCCGGTTCGTTCAACTTTGACATCGGTGGTCAAGTAGATCTTTATGCGAATGCCGCCAATTATATTAGCACTGGCTCGACTACAATTTCCCCAGTCGGAACGAAGATTGGTACAGCAAGACTCCGCACTTTTGCTTATCAGAGTGGAGATGTAGGTAATTCGAATGCCGTATACAGAATGTATCTCTTTGACATTAAGATGAACGGCGGTTCAAATACTAAGGACGTAAGAAGCATCTACTATAGCAGTGGCAATAAAGCAATTGCTGACGTAGTAATTGATGCTACTCTTGGAGCAGTACTTCGAGATACTTCAGACTCATCGCTTCTTTTCAAGTTAAAGAATGCTACGTCGAATGTTTCTAACATCACATATCAATACAGAACCATTAACACAACTGAAACTTCTAATTCTGACGGTTATGTTGTTTTAAATCTTTCATCAAATGAATATTTCCCGTATACAGAAGAGCTGAATACTTCTGAGAAACGCGATTTGATTGTAATTCCTAATGGTAACTTTAAGTCTCAGATAACCGCAACAGGCACTATTAGTACTGCTAATAATACGACTGCTAATGTTGTAGGAACTGGTTCATTATTTACTACACAATTTTCTCCTGGAGATTATGTTCTTCTTGCCAATTCTACGGCTGGAAATACTGCTGTGGCCCAAATCGCATCGATTGCAAATAGTACATTAATGACTCTCGCCACTGCTCCAGGCAAAACATACTCTGGTGGTAGCATTACTCTTTATTATCCACAGAATATTCCGATCTCACTGACAAATAAAGCCACGAAGTGGGCGAACGTTGATAGTTCGAACAGTCAAGTCATGACGATCTACTTCGGTAATAATGTTGCGAATGCTACTTCAAATGCCGCCGCGTCGATGCCTGTTTCGGTGGTGTATAATGCACAAAGAAACAATGTAAGCTCTGCTGCCAAGACGTCAAATCGTGGTAACTATGCAAGAATTCGTATTGCAAATAACAACAGCGCAGGTATTCAAGGACCATGGCCGCTCGGTGTATCTGACGTATATCGCCTTCGTGGAGTATACAAGAAAGACGCGACTGCTCAAGATATTACGTTTAACGTAGCCACAGATATTACAGGATCTGGAACCGCTAACGCGTTTATTACTATCACGAATAACCCATTCGCGAACGGCGATTCTCTTCTATATTCGAATGCTGCAGGTGTCGGAGTACTCGGTGGCCTTGCAAATGCTACCACATACTTTGCCGTATATGCAAATACATCTGGATTCGCACTCTCTGCTACTCGCGGCGGAGCAAATCTTACACTGACTTCAAACAGTACTTCTGCTCATAAGTTTACTGGCAATACGATGTACTTCACCGAGAATACATTCGGTGTTACGGACGTCACGAACCAGTTTTATATTGACTCAGGTCAAAATGAAGATTTCCTTGATATTTCGAAGCTTGTCAGAAAGCCAAGATACGATGCGCTTGCTGCGAATGATATTCTTCTTGTAAAGTTTGATGCTTTCCAATCTGCGTCAGGTGTCAAGACAATCTCTTCTTATACGATCAATGACAGTGCAAATCTTGCTTCGCTAGTGAGCGACGTAAGCATTAATACGATGGAACTTCCAGAGTTCGAAGGAAAAACTGGAATTTATTATGACGTAAGAGATTGCGTAGATCTTCGTCCATCGGCTGCAAATACAATCAACTATGTGACTGATATTTCTTCAGTTGCTGCTGGTGCAAACGCTGCGTCGATTATCAATCCTACACTGCCTTCGAATACAAACTACTTCTCTTCGGCTAGCGCATTTTTCCCTGTGCCTAACTCTACATTGTCTGCAAATGTAAGTTCTTATCTTGGAAGAGTTGATCGAGTTATTATCAATTCTATCGGTGGATTTGAAATAAAAGGTGGCGAACCAAGCATTTCTCCTGTCCTGCCACCGGCACAAGATAGCTCTCTTACTTTGCAAATATACAACATTCCTCCGTATCCTTCTCTTCCAGAAGTGCTTTCGACTGAGATGATTGCTATCACAGATACAAAGGTGACGAGCGCTATTTCTGGAAAAAGAAAGAATGTCTATACTATTAAGCCTTCAATTAGTGCTTCTCAAAGAACTCGCATTCAGCAACGCCGTTATACGATGTCTGATATCGGTAGCCTTGATAGAAGAATTAAAGATCTGGAATATTACGTATCGTTTACTCTTGCCGAAGCGCTCGCAAAGGCAAGATTTATTCCGAGTAGCCTCGACGCGGCACTTGATAGATTTAAGTTTGGATTCTTCGTAGATCCTTTCACCGACTATGTTTATGCAGACATCGGAAGCCCAGAATTTTATGCTACTATTAAAAACGACCAGCTTGGTCCATATCTGAGAGAGTTAAATCTTCAGTTTAAGCCAGATGGCACAGGACAAGAAGATGGCATTCTGACACTTCCATATAACGAGTTTGTTATTGGAGAACAAAGCGTCGCGACTGCTGGACCTCTTCCAGTTGCAAATACTGCTGCAAATACTGCTGCAAATACTGTTGCAAATACAACTGGAAATGTGGTTGTTACTACTGTTACTCAAAGAATAGAATCAACAGTAGCAAGAGAAAGAAGCACCAGCGTTTCGGATTCTGGTACAGTGTTCGAAGAATTCGTTTATCGATTCAGCAGTCTTTCTGGACCAGCAGAACTTTATGTAGTTTCTCGCGACAATGCCATTTCGGCAACCGTCTATCAAGGAGCTTCAGAAAATGGTCCATGGACGGCCACTCAAACTTCTGCTTCTGCGACTTCTATTACCAGCGCAGATATTGCCAGACTCTATCAAATAAGACAATTAAATGATGGTCGTGGAGTCGAGCATGTCGGAAGCATAGAGCGTAAGTCATATCCAACTGGTATCGATTCTGGTACTTTCCTTGAAGATCAATTTAAGATCACGTGGACGCATGATCCTGCGGCAGGCCAATATGCAAAAGTGAGAATATACAAGGGCAAGAAACGCGGTGGTCTATTTGGTGGAGAAGGTAGAACGGGAACTTATGGTTACCTTCTGCAATATCCTACAGATTCTGTAACAACTTCGACAATTACGGTAGCGAATCCAAATACGTTTGAATATACGGGCGCTGTACATAACATAAACCCGAGTTCATTTACAATTACCAATTCGTTGCTTAATTATTACGTTTTTGGCGGCGATATTAATCAACAATACATTGCCGATTCTCAGAAGTTTGTAATTTCTGTATCTGGCTTGAAGCCGAATACAAATCATACGTTTACGTTTGATGGAGAAAACAGAACTTCGAAGTGTTCACAAGTAAGAACATCTACAACGAATACTACTGGCCTTCGAAGCGACGAAAACGGTGTCATGACATTCGATTTTTATTATGATGCTGGTCTCGATGAAGCGGCAACTGATGTTACGGCACAAAATCGTATCATCTCTAATATTGCTGGACAAAAACGATTTGTAATTGAAAACACTGATGGAACTTCGAGAGCAGCAGGTGCAATTACTCTTGCCTACTACTCTAATCTTTCTGCTACAAATACTAATAATCTGAATGTTACTGCTTCAACCACTTCTACTTCTGTTGCACAAGCTGACGCCAGAACTAACACTCAGAGTGGTGGCGGAGGAGGTAATGCAACTGAATCAGCAGTTGATACATTCATTGATCCAAGTGGTACTTACAACGTGCTTAGACTCGATCTTCGAAACTTTGAATCACAGATAAATTTCAATATACCATAAGATCAACAGAGTGGTAGATAAATAATAAAAATAAAAGAGGAAATGCATGTCTGGCTTTAACTATATTCAAACCTTTTACGTGAATCCGCAAACAGTGGCTAACGCTCCTGAAGTCATGCTCACATCCATCGACGTATTCTTTAAAGCTAAGCCTGTGCGTGGAGCCACCGTTTCAGGTGCAGTGGCTCCTACAGTAAATGCTTGGATTTGCGAAGTAGAAAACGATTCTCCTTTTGAGACTCGTCAGCTTCGCAACTCCATGACTCTTATTCAGTATGATTTGATTAATACTTCTCAAGATGCTTCAGCGGCGACTGCCATTGGATTTCGAGATCCTGTTCGTTTGGCCACTGGAAAGCATTACGGATTAGTTCTTAAATTTAATGATCCAGGATTTGATGTATGGCAAAACGTACTCGGTGATAGACTCGTAACCGACGGTCAGATTACTAATACATTGTCTGTAGGTTCAAGAGGAACACATGGCGGAAAGCTATATGTTCCTACGAACACTTCTACTCATCGTTCACTGAGCGACAGAGATCTGAAGTTTAAGGTAAAGGTGGCCAGATACACTGCCAATAACATTACAATCAGTCTTGTAAATAAAGATTATGAATTCTTTACGATTGACAATACCAATACAGGTGCATTTATCGGTGGAGAATACATCTATCAAGACATCGCGAATGCCAGTGGCACTGTCACAGTTTCTACGAACAGTTTGAACGTAGTTGGTATTGCAACCACATTTACTAATCTTTTTGGCGGAGCTAAAATTTTAGTTCAAAGCGGCGGCGCAAAACAGATTCTGTCTGTCAATGCTATCACGAATGCCACGCATATGACAATTGCAAGCCTGCCAGCTTTCTCTGCTTCTGGAATCGATTATAAAGTTCCTCCTGTAGGTTTAGCTTATAACATAGATTATCCAAAGTATAAGTTGATTTTGGCAGACTCTTCAGCAAATGCTACAAACAAATTTGCGGTGAGTGGCGGCAGAATTATAGGAGAAAGATCAGGAGCAACTGCAAATATCGCTTCTATCGATAGCTATCCTGTTGATAACTTTAAGCCTTCATTCTTAATCGGCAATCCTTCTGGATCTACATTTACTCTTAACTATAAGATTGCCAACTCTGCGAATCAGTTGTCTTCTACATCAACAAACATTAATCTTCTTCAAATGAATGATACGTCGGCGACAGGATATATCTTATCTCGCTCAGTCGAAGTTGATACCTCAAAGAGCTCGAATCTTTTTGGAGACAGAAGAAAATCAGTTGTCGCGAATCTAAATATTGCTGTGAGCAGTGCCGAAATCGACCGCTTCAGCGTTCCTTATGCAACGACTCGCGAACTTGACTTCTACTTCTATCAGAACGACATCAACAACGTTTACACAGAAACAAGAACAGTAGGACTTAGCAGCATTGCTAGTTATGATACAGAAACTGGCGCAAACGGCCTTGCTAAATCGAAGTATCTTTCAAAAGTTATTAGATTTGCCCAAGACAAATATGCAGAAGATATCGTAGTATATCTGACAGGATATCGTCCAGCTGGAACAGAAATCAAAGTCTATGCAAAAGTTCATAACGCGGCAGACAGAGAATCATTCCAAAGTAAAGCGTGGACTCCGCTTGTATTAAAAGATAATATCGATCGCTTTAGCTCGACAGATCCAAATGACTTCTACGAGTTTACATATGGATTTGATACTGCTCCTGAACTTCAAGTCGCTCTTCCAGGAACTGGATCAATTACATCTGGTTCGAATACAATTACTACAACAAGCGATCATTCGGCGACAGTGACTGCTGGCGACTTGATTCGAATCAAAGATCAAGACTTTGGTAATCATGAAGTGTTCGTGGTCTCGGCAGCAAATACTACTGCGATCAGCACATATCGAAACATTACAACTTCAAGTCTCGTGTCGGCCGGAGTTACAAGATCAGATATTGTTATCGATAAACTGAAGTACAGAAATATTGCATGGAACAATGTTGAAAATGATAACACTGTAAGATATGTCAACTCAGAATATGTAGAGTTCGATCGCTATACATCGATGCAAATTAAGATCGTTCTTCTTGCAACGCAATCTCACATTGTTCCAAAGGTAGAGGCTATTCAGGTTATCGGAGTTTCCGCATAATGTTAGTCAAGACTGAAACTGATGGATTCATGAAAGATACTTCTACTGGAGCTTTCATAAATACAGACGATGCATCTTATGCAAAGTTTGTAGCAGAGAGATCGAAAGCGAAGAATAGCAAAGAGCTATCGAATAGAATCAGTGCAGTCGAAGACGATCTCAAAGAAATTAAAACTCTACTCTTACAAGTAGTGAATGGAAGAAATTAATGTCAAGACCAGTAGCTAATGTTGATGTAATTACCGACTCGTTCGAGGTTTGGCTCCTCGAGACCAATGAACTTCTTCACGCGCTTTCGACAGAAATCATCACTGCAAATAGCACGTATGCAAACACGGGTAACACTGCGTTTCCAAGAACAGCTCAGCTATACGGAACATTCGGGGCTAATAATCTCGTCGTAACAAACTGGATGAAAGGCGGAAACGTCAACGGTTCGTTTGCGAATCTCATGATCAGTACGAACACTGTTCTGAGCAACGTGACATCGACCGAAATTCGTCTGGAAGTTGCCAATGGTTCTTCGAACACATTCATGTGGCAGTACGGTCTACATGCTGGTTTGACTGGTGCAAACCTTGTCGCTAACACAACGAAGCTGACGATTCAGTCGAACTCGACCACGAATACAACAGCAACTGCATTCGCAGTTGTTGCCGCGAATAGCACTAACACTGCTACGATGAATCCAATTAGCTTTAGCACTGGATTGTTTGTAGCGAACACGATTCAGATTACATTAGGTGCCAATGTCACTGCTAATGCCACGAATGGTGGTACGATCCAAGTCACAGGATCCGGAGCAGTAGGTAACAGTGTATCAAATAGCAGCGGCCTATATGTAGGCAATACTGTTACGAACAGTCAGATGACGAGTGTTCGATTCTTTGCCGCAGAAGGTAGCAATACCGTACTCGCAAACAATCAGATCATTAGCATTGCCAATACAACATCATCTGCAAATATTGATCCTATCAGTTTCAAGACAGGCATCTTTACAGCTAACACCATTCAAGTTTCACTTGGTGCCAATGTCACTGCGAATGCTACCAACGGCGGCACGATCCAAGTAACAGGAACTGGTACGGTCGGCAATACGGTTGCAAATAGTAGTGGCCTGCATGTAGGTAATACTTTAAACTCTTCACAAGTCACATCAGTTCGTTTCCTTGCATCTGAAGGTTCAAACACCACTCTTGCAAATACTCGAATCATTAGCATCGCTAACTCGAGTGCCACTGCAAACATCGAACCGAACGCATTTAAAACTGGCATCTTTACTGCCAATACTATTCAGATCTCGCTCGGCGCAAACGTCACGGCAAATGCTACCAATGGTGGTACAGTGCAAATCACTGGAACAGGTGCGATTGGTAACGTTGTAGCAAATAGTAGCGGAGTATTTGTAGGTAATACGCTTAACGCTTCTGAGTTAACATCGCTTCGATTCTTCACCGCAGAAGGTAGTAATACCGTTTTAGCGAATACTCGAATTGTTAGCATTGTCAACTCAACGTCGACATCTAACGTTACACCGACAGGATTCTTTGCAGGTATTGTTACTGCTAACCAAACAGTTGTTGCAGTCGGAGCGAATGTCGTTGCAAATGCTACTACGGTTCTTGTTGGGAATGCAACGTTTAATACGGCGATTGGTAATGGATCGATCACTGCATCTGCGAATCTTACCATTACGCCGACAAGCCATCTTGTTGTTGTAGGTGCTGCGACAGTCAGTTCGAACGTTGCTCTTGCAAATACGCTGACGGTTACAGGAAATACGAATCTTTCGAATACGCTCACTGTAACTGGAGCTACAACGCTTTCGAGTACTCTTGGAGTAACAGGAGCAACTGCTCTAGCGAATACGCTCGCAGTGACTGGTCCTGCTACACATGCAAACATCGTGACTTTCAAGACTGAGCACGTAGTTGATATCTTTGCAAACGGAAATCTTGGAGCTACGACTGGTTCAGATCTTCTTGTCTTCGAATATCCAAAGGCAGACTATAGCACTGCTAAACTTCTCATTCAATTGAAAAATGCTGGTAATACACAGATCTCTGAAGTACTACTTGCTCATGATAATTCGACTGCGCAGCTTACAACATATGGTACGGTTTCTTCACCTGTTGCAGCTAATTCCGGAGTCAGCTTACTTGGTACTTTCTCTGCGAACGTGGCTACTGCAAACGTAAGAGTATATGTCAATCAAACAAGATCTAGCACGGCTGCAAAAGTTGTTGCTCAATTCATTAAGTAAGGTAATATATGTCAGGCGCAAATAATAGATTTAAGGTTGATAACGGTCTAGTTGCTTCTGGCAACGCGATCTTCTATGATCGTGTCGACGTAGAAGCCAACGCGCACTTTAAAAACGACTTGTTTGTTGTATCTGGTAACCTTGTAGTAAATGGTTCTCTTGTATACGCCAACGTTACCATCGGTCAAGGCGGGGTTCTTCTGATTGCAGATCAGCAGCCACTCGGTAATACTTCAAACCGTTTCAATGCTTTCGTATTTAATACGACATCTTATGGAACACTACGACCAGATGCAAACGGTGGTGCACTTGGTACTACGACTGCTCGCTTTGATGTCTTTGCAAACAATATCACCGTTACAAATACGGTGAATTTCCCGAGTGGAGCAGGCGTTAACTCGTCGCTCTATACTGGTACAGCAAGCAATGCTAACACCGTATACAATATCTCGGCGAATGGTATCGTAGTCAGAACTGGTACAGGAACAGGTACTACGGTATCGATTGCTTCTACGAACGGCATTAGCGTAACAAACGGCAACGGCGTTTCTGGAAATCCTACGATTAGTTTTGTAGCGAATGCTGGTTTAACAGTAAACGCGGCAGGCGTATTTGTTGATGCATCTGCTATTACTGTCGGTACACTTCCTACATCTCGGGGCGGTACAGGCGGATCGATCAATAACCTTCTACCTACACAATCTGCTGGAACAACAGGTTTCGTCCTTGCATCAAGTGGAGCGACAGCTAACTTGGTGTGGACGCAACTTGCTGGACCTCAAGGTGCGCAAGGTGCAACTGGTGCTCAAGGTGCACAAGGATCTACCGGTTCTCAAGGACCAACTGGTGCTCAAGGCGCAGCTTCGACAGTTCCTGGTCCACAAGGCGCGCAAGGAATAACTGGTTCCCAGGGTCCACAGGGAACAACTGGTTCTCAAGGACCACAAGGACCTTCGGTTCAAGGACCGACGGGACCACAAGGTGCACAAGGAATTATCGGACCTCAGGGACCGCAAGGAACAACTGGTGCTCAAGGTGCTGCTTCAACCGTTGCCGGTCCTCAAGGCGCCCAAGGTTTGCAAGGTATCCAAGGACCACAGGGACCGCAAGGCCTTACAGGTGCACAAGGTGCAGCATCTTCAGTTGCTGGTCCTCAAGGTGCTCAAGGATTACAAGGCGCTCAAGGTGCAACTGGTCCTCAAGGATCTCCTGGAATAAACGGAGCACAAGGTGCAACTGGTGCTCAAGGCGCGGCAGGTTCAAGTATAACAGGTGCTCAAGGTGCAACCGGACCACAAGGTGCCCAAGGAAGTGCATCTGGTGCTGTCGCGCCTATTCTAAGACACGTCACCGCAGGATTTACAAGTGGCGGCCAAGTTTTTGTAACAGCGACTCAACCTACTGCTTCAGCGGCTGGTGATATCTGGATTGACACTGCAGGAACTACAGGATATACACAAAGTCTCTCGTCAAATGGATGGACTAAGTTGCCAAACGGAGCAATTATTCAGTGGGGAACAGTAACTGTTACTCCAAATACTACAGGATCTGGATCATTTCCAACATCGTTCACCGCGGTTGCCCGAGCTGTGATGAATGGCGTAGGAGATACAGGCGTATTTGGACAGGCTTCTAAAGGTGCAACCATTTTTAGTGTATCAACAACTGGTTTCAGTTGGTTTAACGGAGATGAAAGTTCTCATACCGGTTACTGGTTAGCAATGGGATATTAATAAAATGACAATTTACTACAGCCCAACAACAAAAGGTTTTTACGATACTGATTTTGGGTATCCGTCATTGCCGCAAGATATTGTTGAAATTACCGCAGAGCAACACCAGCAGTTTCTCCATGGTATGAATATGCAAAATAAAGAATTGGTTTTATCACAAGGAAATCTTGTTTTGCAAGATCGAGTCGTGGTAATTACTTGGGAACAAATTAGATCGAAAAGAAATAATCTTCTAGCTTTATCTGACTATACTCAAATGGCAGATTGGCCTGGAGATAAAACTGCTTGGGCTACATATCGTCAAACTTTAAGAGATCTTCCTCAGACTTATACAAATGCAGCAGACGTTGTTTGGCCATCTAAGCCAGGAGAATAATAAGTGCCGCTAACGTTCCTATCTGCTAAACCTGTTAAATATTGGAACGGCTCGTCGTGGGTCGGGAGCCAAGATTTTGCCGCCGTTAAAATGTGGAATGGATCTACGTGGCAATATGTAGGAATACGTCCGTATGCAGATGTAGCCTTAGTTACTTTTAGTCCCGTGGGCGGCACAATATCATCTCCGACTTTTGACACTGCCGAAGCGTATGGTTCCCAAGCAGGTTATACTATCACAGCTTCTTCAAGCGTAGTTTGGACTTATACTGGAGGAGATGGATTTAGTGGATACGCCAGTGTTGCAAGTGGAGGAAGTGCTTCATCAATTGAACTTGTAGCAGCTTATACAGGTGGTTTCAATGAACAAACGTTTAACGTATCAGCATCAAATGGTGCAGAAACTAAATATTGGGTGATAACTGTAACATCTTATAGTTTTGAATAAACATAGCGGAAGAATTAAATGGCACTGAAAGCAAATATCATTATCGATCAAGGCACTTCATTTGCTACGTCTATTGATGTGACTGATGAAAATGGTAACATCGTAAATCTTACAGGATTTACAGGTGCCGCTCAGATGCGTAAGCATTATACTTCGACCGCTCAAACCGCATTTACAGTTTCGATTACTGCTGTGACTGGCGTCGTCGCTCTTTCGATGTCGGCAAATACCACAAATGGCCTTACAGCCGGAAGATACGTATATGACTGTGAGTTGACTGATGGCAGCGGAACAGTTTCTCGTCTTGTTGAAGGTATCGTCACAGTTACACCAGGAGTTACAAGATAATGGCAGGTGCATCTCGTTTAGTCGCTACAATTACAAATAACAACGGCAGATTATCATCTGCTGGTCCTATTACTCTGAAAAATCAAATTCAAGAAATACGAAGTATTGAAAACATACTCGACGTCAGCGTCGTTGAAGCCGCCAATGGCGCTACATTAATCTACAATTCTCAAAATGATAAATATGAGGTGAGACAACTGTCATTCGCGGATCTAGCAGTAGATCTCGACGGCGGATCATTTTAACCTAAAAGGAATAGCCAAATGGCAGACAATTTAATTCAAATTAAAAGGTCGTTAACGACAGCTGATGCGCCAACATTAGCTAACGGTGAATTAGCGTTTACAGCAAATGGCGATCACTTATTTATTGGTTCGAATGGTGCTTCGATCACCATTGCCGGTAAATTTAATCCTGGTATACTGACCGCCAACCAAGCACTCGTTGCGAATGGTACCTCTGGTATCGACAAGATTATTGTTGCTAACGCTGTTGTGACAACAGTTACAGCCAATGGTTCGACGGGTACCAACGGACAAGTACTGAGTTCAAATGGAACAGCCGCTTATTGGGAAACTCCTACTTCTGGCGTATCTGGTTCAAATACACAAGTTCAATTTAATAATTCTGGCGCATTAGCCGGAGACGCAGACTTTACGTTTGATAATACCAATAATAAACTGTCTGTTGCCGGCGGCGTTCTTGCTGGCTCTGGCGGTAACTTCGTCGTTGGTTCTAATTCTTTTGTTGCGAATGCCACCGGTGTATTCTCTACAGGCACCGTGAACGCAGCGATTGTGAGTGTTGGTACGGCGTTCGTAGCAAATGCCACACAGATCAATATTGGAACTAACGTTGCTCTTAATGCAAATGGCACAAATGGTACTGCAGGACAAGTTCTTGCATCGAACGGAACAGCTGTATACTGGGTAACACCTCAAGATGGTGATATTACATCAGTCGTAGCCGGTTCTGGTCTTACTGGTGGCGGTACATCTGGCGAGGTAACTCTTGATGTTGGTGCTGGTAACGGTATCAGCGTCTCTGCAGACGCGATTGCTGTAGTTGCAAATAGCGGTCTTGCTTCAAATACCTCAGGCGTACACGTTATTGCAAATAACGGTCTATCTGCAAACGCAACAGGCGTTTTTGTTGTTGCCGGAGCTGGTATTGCTTCGAACGCAACAGGTGTGCATGTCGTATCTGGTAACGGTACGATTGTTTCGAATACCTCGGGCGTTTATGTCAATGCTGCTGCACTTTCAATTGCCACATCGCAACTTTCAGGCGACGTTGCTCTTGGTTCGGGTACATCAGGCGACTATGTTGCTACTATCACAGCTGGTAACGGTATTTCTGGATCCTCATCTGGTGAAGGTGGTGCAGCCACGATTGCTGTTGTAGCAAACAACGGTATTGTATCGAATACTTCAGGCGTCTTTGCCAAAGCTGCTAACGGTATTTCTGTTGATGGCGCTGGTATCAACGTTGTTGGCGGTGATGGTCTTACAGCTAACGCGACTGGAGTTCATGTTGGTGCTGCTAACGGTATTAATGTCACTGCAGATGCAGTTGGCCTTACCACTGGTTCAACACTCACGGTCAACTCTGCTGGACTCCATGTTAATACTGCACTCTCGATTACAGATCTTTCTCTTTCCGGAAATCTGACTGTTCTCGGTACGCTTTCGACAATCGATACTACCAACCTGACAGTCCAAGATTCGCTGATCGAGCTTGCAAACGGAAACGCAACAACCGACATTCTTGATATCGGTCTTTATGGTCAATACGGTGCCACTGGAGCTAAATATACCGGTCTTTTCCGTGATGCTACAGATGGCGTTTATAAGCTCTTTGCTGGTTCTCAAACAGAACCTACAACAACTGTAGACACTGCAGCAGCCGGTTATACTACTGCTACATTACAAGCATTCCTAAACTCTGGTGGTTTGGTTTCGAACGCGACTAACGTTACTCTTACTGCGAACTCGACACTCGCGGTTGGTATCACAGCGAATACATTGAGTCTTTCGACTGCACTGCCTGGAACAAGCGGTGGTACTGGACTCGCGACTGTTACTGCAGAAGACATTTTAGTTGCTAACTCTTCGAACGGTTTTAGAAAATTAGCTGTTGGCTCTACTGGATTCGTGCTTCAGTCTAACGGTACAGCAGTTGTATACGCAACCCTCGACGGCGGGACATTCTAATTTATGGAAGCTGAATTTGTAAATGAGTACATCAATCGATTACTCGCGAGTGTACATGATCTTACAAGTAAGAACATCATGCTAGAAACAAGACTGGTCATGGCCGATAAAACCATGACCAGTCTTCAAGCAAAAATTGTTGATCTTGAAAAGCTTGGAAATAAAAATAAAAAAGCTGAAGATACTTCTGTATAAATAGAATATTAGGGGTTACATAACCGCTTCGTTGCTCTATATAGAGGTTGAGAATGGCAAATAAATTTCAATTTAAGCGCACGACAATTTCTGGTCGTACAGCTAATACTACTGACGTAGCAAATTCCGGCTTTATTGATAACGGTGAATTTGCAGTCAACCTAACTGACCGTAAAGTCTTCTCTTCAGATGCTGCGAATGCCATCTTTGAAGTTGGTTCAAATCTCTCTTCTCTCGCTGTCACTACGATCGTAGCCAACGGATCTTCTGGATCCAACGGCCAAGTTCTTTCATCGAATGGAACAGGAGTTTATTGGGGCTCAGGCGGTACGGCAAATGCTGCTACCATGAATACCTATACGTTTACTGTCACATCGAATACCACGGTGTTTACAGGATTAGACGACACATCAAACACATTCGTATATACTTTAGGGCTTGAAAGCGTCTTCATTAATGGTTCGCGTCAGATTGCGGCCGTTGACTATAACACGACAAATACCACGGTCTTAACGCTTACATCGAATGCGATTGCTGGTGATATTGTTCAAGTTACAACTTTAAATGGTGCTTCACTTACTCTCGGATCTCAAGGCGCTCAAGGTGCTCAAGGTGCAACCGGTGCACAAGGTGCTCAAGGCACAACGGGTGCTCAAGGCGCTCAAGGTGTTGCTGGCGCTCAAGGTGTTCAAGGCGCAACTGGCGCAACTGGTGCTCAAGGCACAACGGGTGATCAAGGTGCTCAAGGTGTTGCTGGCGCTCAAGGTGTTCAAGGCGCAACTGGCGCAACTGGTGCTCAAGGTGTTGCCGGCGCTCAAGGTGTTCAAGGCGCAACTGGCGCAACTGGTGCTCAAGGTGTTGCTGGACCTCAAGGTGTTACTGGTGCTCAAGGCGCTCAAGGTGCTCAAGGTGCCACCGGTGGAGGTGTAACCTCAGTCGCCACGGCTAATGGACTTTCTGGTGGAACGATTACAACTAGTGGTACAATTGGAGTAACTGCTGGGCCAACACTTACGGTCAATACGACTGGTATTCATGTGAATTCCACATTATCAATCGCCGATCTTACACTCTCGGGTAACCTGACAGTTTCCGGTACAAGAACTTACGTGAACACCACAACACTCGACGTTGGTGATAATATTGTTACGCTGAATGCAGATCTTGGAGCTAATCCTCCTACTGAGAATGCTGGCTTCGAGATCATGCGCGGGACGTCTGCCAACGTTCAGTTCGTCTGGGATGAAACAAATGATCGCTGGTCTACAAACAGTCAACCACTTGCTGTTTCGTCTCTTGTAGCCGCAGGTGCTGCATCTGGAATTACCACCCTTGCTGCCGGTAATACTACGATCACTGGTTTTGCCAACGTAACCTCGACGCTACAAGTAGCTGGTATTACTACTCTTAATGCCAACGTTGCAATGGCAAATAATGTGTTAAGTAATCCTAAGCTTGCTTCATACAAAGAAGCAGTTGTTGCCAATACTATAACAACAACTACTCACACTGTAGATTTATCACTATCCAACGTATTCGATTTGACATTGGCCAACGCGTCTATTACAATTACATTTTCAAATCCTCCTGCATCGGGCAATGCATACAGTTTCACACTTCATTGTAAACAAGACGCCACGGGATCGAGAATAATCACGTGGCCGGCTTCTGTTAAATATCCGAATGCTTCGACACCGACGATGTCAACTGGTGCAAATAAAATCGATGTCTTCAGTTTCTTTACCCTCGACGGAGGTACAACATATCTCGGTGCCTTATCTCTTGCAAATACAGGTTAATAAGAAGGTTATACGATGCCATTAAATGTATTTAGAGCTTCAGGTAAGGCTGCTCCAGCCACACAAGTATTCAATGCCCCCGCAACATTCGTCGTTCCTGCAGGCGTATATTCTATAGATATATCTGGTCGTGGCGGCAATGGAAACGCTGGTAATGCAGGCAATCCTGGTACTGCTGGCAATGCTGGTAATCCTGGAAATAATGGGGCCGCAGGAACTGGTGGTGCTGGTGGTACAGCTGGGACATCTGGCAATCCTGGCGCATCAGGAAATGCTGGCACAAACGGGGCCGGCGGAGCTGGCGGTGCTGGTGGTACAGCTGGAACATCTGGAAATCCCGGCGCATCAGGAAATGCTGGCACAAACGGTGCTGGCGGCCCAGGAGGAGCCGGAGGTGCTGCAGGGAATGCTGGGAATCCAGGTGCCACTGGCAATGCAGGTACGAATGGTGCTGGCGGAGCTGGCGGTGCTGGTGGTACTGCTGGAAATGCTGGAGCGACAGGAAACTCCGGCAATCCCGGTACTAATGGTGCCGGTGGTGCAGGCGGTGCTGCTGGTAATGCTGGGAATCCAGGTGCCACTGGCAATGCTGGTAACCCAGGAACAAATGGCGCCGGCGGTGCTGGCGGTGCTGCTGGTAATGCTGGGAATCCAGGTGCCACAGGAAACTCTGGTAATCCTGGTACCAATGGTGCCGGCGGTGCTGGCGGTGCAAGAGGAAATGCTGGGAATCCAGGTGCCACAGGAAACTCTGGAAATCCAGGAAATAATGGTGCCGGCGGTGCTGGTGGCACTGGCGGTAGCGCAGGTACGGGAGGAGGCGGCGGACAAGGTTCAGCCCGACCTTGCGGTGGCGGAGCCGGTAGCGGTGGTAGTCCGGGCGGTGGCTGCGGTTGTTTTGGCACCCCATTTGCGCCTTGTTCTGCCCCCGGCGGCGCCGGAGGCTCTCCTGGCGGAGGAAATGGTGGCTTTGGTGGAAGCGCAAATCTTGGGGGGTGCGTTTGCGGCGGCGGCGGTGGCGGCGGCGGAGGCGGCGGTAGCGGAGTGACTGGTAATTCAGGGAGTGCAGGTGGTGCGGGTGCCAATGGAAGTGCTGGAAATACTGGAGCCGCAGGATCAGGGGCAACTGCTGGAGCAGCAGGAAGTCCCGGTGGAGCTGGGGCCAATGGAAATGCTGGAAATACTGGAGCAGCAGGAACTGGAGCAAACGCTGGAGCAGCAGGAAGTCCTGGTGGAGCTGGTGCCAATGGTAATGCCGGCACAACAGGGGCGGCTGGAACTGGAGCAAACGCCGGAGCAGCAGGAAGTCCTGGCGGTGCCGGTGCTAATGGTAATGCCGGCACAACAGGGGCCGCAGGTACAGGGGCAACTGCTGGAGCAGCAGGAAATCCAGGTAATGCAGGCGCAGCAGGAAATACTGGAGCAAATGGTAATGCAGGAACAGGGGCAACCGCTGGATCTACTGGCAATCCAGGTAATGCCGGCGCAGCAGGAAATCCAGGTGCAAATGGTAATGCCGGCACTGGAGCTAATCCAGGGGCAGCAGGGAGCCCTGGAAATGCCGGAGCAGCAGGAAATACTGGAGCAAATGGTAATGCTGGCACTGGAGCTAATCCAGGAGCAGCAGGAAATCCAGGCGGTGCCGGAGCTGCTGGTAATGCTGGGACTGGCGCAGCAAACGGAAATCCGGGATCAAGTGGAAACCCAGGCAACGTTTCAACGTTTGGTTCCTTAGCTAATTTTCCAGGTGGAACCGGTGGTACTGGTGGGGCTGGAGGAAATGCTACAAACGGAGCAGCTGGCTCGGCCGGAACTTCTGGAAATCCAGGTGGATCAGGCAATCCCGGAAATAATGGGGCTGCAGGAACTGGCGGTGCTGGTGGTACAGCTGGGACATCTGGTGGTATTGGAGGAACAGGCAATCCCGGTAACAATGGAGCTGCTGGTACAGGCGGCGCCGGAGGATCGGCCGGTACTTCCGGAGGTATTGGAGGAACAGGCAATCCCGGTAATAATGGAGCTGCAGGAACTGGTGGTGCTGGTGGTACAGCTGGGACATCTGGTGGTATTGGAGGAACAGGCAATCCTGGCACCAATGGGGCTGGTGGTGCAGGAGGAGCTGGTGGTAATGCTGGTAATCCAGGAGCCACTGGTAATGCCGGCAATCCAGGAAATAACGGTGCTGGTGGTGCAGGCGGTGCTGCTGGTAATGCTGGTAATCCAGGAGCCACTGGCAATGCTGGTAATCCAGGAAATAACGGTGCTGGTGGTGCAGGCGGTGCAAGAGGAAATGCTGGGAATCCAGGAGCCACTGGCAATGCTGGTAACCCAGGAACAAATGGCGCCGGTGGTGCAGGAGGAGCTGGTGGTACGGCGGGTAACTCCGGATCTCCTGGCAACGCTGGTGTAGGCGGAGGCGGCGGAGGCGGCGGAGGCGGAGGCGGAGCATCGGGTTGGACTTTAAAGCAAGGTGGTAGCGGCGCCGGCAATGCTGGTACCGCGGGTAATTCAGGCAACATAAGTGGTGCTACTAACGGCAACGGCGGCGCAGGCGGCAATGGAGGACTTCTTTCGGGCGCTGCCGGTGGTTCAGGTAATGCAGGAACACCAGGCAGCGCAGGAAATACAGGAGCCGCAGGAACTGGAGCAAACGCTGGAGCAGCAGGAAGTCCTGGTAATGCAGGCGCCAATGGAAGTGCTGGAAATACTGGGGCCGCAGGAACTGGAGCAAACGCTGGAGCAGCAGGAAGTCCTGGTAATGCCGGCGCTGCAGGAAGCGCTGGTACAACAGGAGCGGCAGGAACTGGAGCAAATCCAGGAGCAGCAGGAAGTCCAGGCGGTGCAGGAGCCAACGGAAATGCTGGTACAACAGGAGCGGCAGGAACTGGAGCAAATCCAGGAGCAGCAGGAAGTCCTGGTAATGCCGGCGCTGCAGGAAATGCCGGAGCGACTGGCAATGCAGGAACTGGAGCTACAAATGGTGCAGCTGGAAATCCAGGAGGTGCAGGAGCAGCAGGAAATGCTGGAGCGACTGGCAATGCAGGAACTGGAGCTACAAATGGTGCGGCTGGAAACCCAGGCGGTGCCGGAGCTGCTGGTAATGCTGGCACAACAGGAGCAGCTGGAACTGGAGCTACAAATGGTGCGGCTGGAAATCCAGGAGGCGCAGGAGCAGCAGGAAATACTGGCACAGCAGGTAGTGCTGGAACTGGAGCGACCGCCGGAACAGCCGGCACATCAAATCCTGGAGCATCAGGAAACGCTGGTAATATTGGTACTACGACAAATTCAGTATCAGTAAAAGTATACCCATATCAAATAGTTTCTATAAATATTGGAACAGGCAGCGCTAATGGTACGATGAGTGTAACATTTTAGCACAAATAACAAAAAGGAAACAATACATGCTAGTAGGAATTAAAGACGTTTATCTTTATACTGGTTTGACTACGACAGGTGGCAACGACTCTGCTGCAGCCTATCAGTGGCTACAGGATAATAACATTGAGTTTACTCATTTATCATACAACGATAGTAGTCAATACGAATCTGTATTCAATGCTCTAAATACATGGGATATTGGAGAATTTACTGATTTTCCATTTGTCATCTACGATGAAAAACATGACGATTTTACCGCAGTCAAACAAGCATTGATTGGCTTAGATGCCATCACAGAGAGCAACTTAGTCGAACTAGCAGCCCTGTAATTTACATATATATAATAGAGTCATTCATTTGGAACATGTTAACATACAAAGAATGGCATTGGTAATGCGTTGCTATGACAAACTTCCACCACATCTCAGAATATGGATCTCAAGCTTACATTTTAGTTTGCATGATGATCATATTCTGAGAGGTGCGAGCGACGTCGAGCAATGTAAAAAATTTATTGAATCTGGTGGAATACACTATGAAAAACCTGGAAATGGACAAAATTGATGTTTTCGTTTTTTGAAAAGAATGAGCCTAAACTAGAATTTCTTTGCTATGATGATGATTTAGGAAATATACCAGAACCTTATCCTGCCCGCAAACTGATACCAGAATGGTATAAAGCTTTGCCAATGAAGAAGGATGTAGGCTTTGATCAATCTACTCTCAAAAGATGCCCACCTTTTCTTGATGCGATGATCACGGGTTGGATTATTCCACTCGTTGCTGATGTTGAAATCACTTCGAATGAAGATTGTTCGTTCATTGAATACAACAGCAAATATCCGAGAGCAATGATCGAGAATCATTTACAGTGGCAAGTAACATCTGACAAATGCCCCGCTCCACATTTACCAAAACCTCCAATTAAATTCATGAACTGGTGGGCAATCAACTGCCCGAAAGGATACTCACTGTTGTTTGTTCCACCATTAAATAGACCTGATCCAAGATTTACTTGTTTTTCGGGTATGGTAGACTGCGATGGTTATTTTGAGTTTATTAACTTTCCATTTGTTTGGAACGAACCCAATTTTAAAGGTATTCTACCTGCTGGTACACCGTTAATGCAGGTTATTCCAATTAAAAGAGATACTTTGTTTTCGAAAAATGTATGTAGAGCATTCAATGAAACTGAACTGAAAGCACTCAAAGGTACACGTAGAAAGCTTCAAAGTCATGAATCCCATTATCGAGATAATATTTGGGAGCGTAAATAATGGCAGTATATCAAATAGCTCCTTCTCCATCGTTAGGTATACCAGAAATTTCTTTTGCATCATGGCGTGATGGTTTTACTGAAGAAGAGATCGATAAAATAGTTAGTATTGGTGATAGTCTCACGATCAAATCTGCTAGTGTTGGACCTGATAGTAAAGTTGAAGAAGCAGTTAGATCATCTAAAATAGGTTGGATAAATCTTACGCCCGAGACTAATTTTATATATGATAGAATTGCTTTCATAGCAAGACAACTGAACGGTGAATTCTTCAATCTAGATATATGGGGATTTGTAGAGGACTTTCAGTATACTATATACGATGGAAAAGACGATCATTATACGTGGCATCTTGACAGAGGTGGAAATGCAACGAATGCGCCTCGCAAATTATCTCTTGTAATACAATTATCTGATCCTTCTGAATACGAGGGGGGAGATCTTGAGATATTTGATGCACCCGTGCCGACTCAAGTCACAAAACAAAAAGGTTTAGTAGTTGCATTCCCGTCCTTTATTTTACACAGAGTAACTCCTGTGACAAAAGGCATTCGTAAAACTCTAGTAGTATGGTTAGCTGGTCCTCAATTTAAGTGAGATAATATGACAAGAGAATGTGGAAGTTGCACGAAGTGCTGCGGTTGGTTAACTGGAGAAGCTCTTGGCCATCAATTTTGGCCAGGAAGGAAATGTCATTTTGTAACTACAAAAGGATGTTCGATACACGAACAACGACCTGAGAATCCGTGCAAATCGTTTAGCTGTGTATGGTTAGGAAATGAAAAATTTCCACTCGGTCTTGATACTATTCCGATGTGGATGAAACCAGACGAATCAAACGTAATTATGGTTTGGAGACAACACGAAAATCCTGATCTTAGCTTTTTACAACTGCTTGAAGCAGGCGCTCCGC